CCGTAGGAGCGTATACAGTGAACTACACGCCTTATATAGACGCTGCTGTCAAAGCTGGTGTCGAGATAGGAGCCTTGGGGCTCGTATGGTTCGTCACCAAAGGGATCCCATCAACGGTCGCTGCCGTGCAGAAGAAGTTCAATCTACAGATCTCTGCACAGCAGTCAAGCAACCTGACGACTCAGGCGGAGAATGCTGCTACCTGGGCATTCATGCAGATCCCTGACATGGTCACCAAATTGGGTTGGGCTCATGCTGACGTGATTACCGAAGTGATTCGGTTGGCTACTCCGATGTTGGCTGCCAAGGCTCCTGGTACCCTGGCAGATGTCGGCCTCACCTCTGACCTGACAGACGCCTCCAACAAGAAGGCCCTCGAGGATCTGATCGCACGTGCCATCCCTGCTGCAGCTGCCAAGGCCGTCGCCAGCCCTGCAACACCTCCTGCCAATGCAGGTGTTCCTGTTCCTGTTCCTGTTCCTGACCCTGACGCCGCTTCCGCTTCCGCTTCCACTTCCACTTCCACTCTTCTCACCTCGAAAGGTTAATACCTACTATGTCAACCAATCTGTCTGCCGGCGCAGCAAATGCGTACGCCACGTTCGAAGCTCAAAGTGGCAACACCTACCAGGCCGATGCGAATGGCAATGTTACGGGCGTCGCCCTGGGTGATGTCACGAGCCTCATCCACATGGGTCTCTTGCCTGCTCTCGGCATGGGCATCTACAAGATCAATCTCCTGGACCTGGCTTATACTTCTGCGGGTACTTCGATCGGGGCATCAGCTGCTACAGGCACGTTCGGCAAAACGATCACGCCTGGTACGGCAGCCTATCTGGTTTCGATGCCGGCACTCAGCGCCACGATTACCAGTGTCCTCCAGATCTACAACAATATGTCGTCCACCTATTTGCAGGGTACTCCTTTCTCGCTCGCCGTCAACGCCAACTATGTGCTGGGCAGCGGTACTATCGGAACGCATACCATCAATGCGAATTTGTACATCCTGAACGACAACGGTTCGATGTCAGCCGACCTGATCGCCGTCGCAGCCAAACCGTTGCTTCCAGGTACCAATGGCAACGGCACGGATGTGGTATTCGCGGGTCTCTCCAGTCCTCTGGTCACTCCGGGCTGCCGATACATACTGCAGATCCAGACTGTCCACCAGGATACAGGTGCGTCGAACATCTACAGCAACATCAACTCTGCCCGCTTCTACTAATCGGTATAGCAGTCAAGCCGAACTTTAAGGAGTACCACACATGAACGGCTTCCGGCACTTCCTGCCGATAACAAAGGTTGACGCAGTCAACCAGCTGGTCTACTGCACCTTTACGGAGGAAGTACCGGATCGTTCCAAAGAGATCCTGGACTACGATACCTCTGCACCTTTCTTCAAAGCATGGTCTGATGGCTTGGCCAAGACTACTGGTGGGAAGAACCTGGGCAACGTCAGGGAGATGCATCAACCCACAGTTGCTGCTGGACAAGTCACCGAGATGAACCTCGATGATTTGACCAAACGTATTCATGGCTGCATTAAGGTAACAGACGATGCCGCCTGGAAGAAAGTCGAAGCCGGAACCTACACAGGTGTCTCCATCGGAGGCAGCTACATCAAACGTTGGAACGACCCCAACAATATCGCCCTTAAGCGGTATACGGCTGATCCGATGGAAATTAGCCTGGTGGATCTTCCCTGCTTGCCGACGGCCACCTTCGAGCTAATCAAACGTGCACCCGTCACGGTCGAGCATAAGAATGCTACTGGCGAGGTTGAATCCACCTCTGTTGAAGAGCAGATTGTCACCACCACGGAACACTTCTCCAAGGTGAGTGATACGCCTCCTCCTTACAGTGAGCTCGACCCTGATCTGGCTCAGGTCTGGCAAGCACGTGACGGCAAGTCTTTCGCCAAGAAAGCAGACGCGGTAGCCTACAACGAAGAGCTGGACGCTGCTGATCTGCTCAAGTCACAGGAAGCTTTGACCACTGCCGTCAAAACTCTTTCCACCGATGCTCTTGGCCTGATGAACCAGATCGCGGCGGCTCTCTCAAAGAAGGATGGAGGGGCGGAGACTGTTATCGAGATTCCGGAAGGCACAACCTCAGGCGTCTCCAAGGCAACCCCCAGCCCCACACTACAAAGTGTTTCTTCTCCCGCTTTCGTGATGAAGGCCCATCTTAAGGCCGAACTGAAGAAGGCTGCAGAGGGCTCTTCAAGTGAGACAGTAAGTGCTATCCTCGCGAAAGGGCTCTACACTGTCGGACGGGTTGCAGACCTTCTGATGGAGCTGAGCTGGCTCAAGTCAGATTGCGAGTGGGAAGAGCAGTGGGAAACAGCTGTTGAGGGTGAGACGCCTTCTTCTCTTCCTAACATGTTTGCAACCGTTGTTGATCAGCTATGCACCTTGCTGAGGCAGATGGTCGTCGAAGAGACCTCTGAACTCATGTCTGGCCTGGATGTCGAGGTCATCGACAGTTTTGCAATGTCTGCCGTTCCGGGCATGGCAGGCCTCCTCATGGCCAAAACGCTCATGGCCATGACAGAAGAAGAGAAGAAGGTCGAAGCACCAGAATACCTGGTCAAATTGACCCGAATGGCCAAATTGGCCAAAGGAATGGATCCGACGGCTGCGAAGTATATCCAGAAGGCTCATAATAGCCTCAGCAAGATGTCGACGGGGCTGACTTGTACCGGTGCAGATACTGTTGCCAAGAAGGCTGCTTCGGCAAGCAATCCGATGTTCGATAACCTTCAGCAAGCCCATGATTGCATCTGTGCAATGGGTGCTTCCTGTGAAGCGGGTGACGCAGCAGGTACCGACGATTCCGAGGATATGGAGAAGCTTGCCAAGGTCTTCGGATTCTCGGATGTGGGCGTCTTGAAGGAGGGTCTCAGCAAAGTTGCCGTCGTAATGACAGAGAATGAGATCCTGACCAAGACGTTGAATGACATGAAACCTGGCATGGAGGCTCTCCTCAAGCGCGTTAAAACCCTTGAGGACCAACCTCTGCCGGGTAAAGGTGTCACTAAGACATTCTCTGTCAGCAAACAGGCTGATGGAGTAATAGACGAACCGGGTGCTCTTGCCGGCGGCAAGATCATGTCTTCTGATGACCTCGTCAACCAGCTCGAGAAAAGCGGGCTGAGTCAAGATGAGGTCAACAAAGCCATGATGAAGCTAGCATTGCGCAACGGTCGTAGTGTGGGAGGTTAACCGGGGACGGAGCCCCTTCCAATAAGTGCCTAGACTGTATTCTTCAACACCAACGTAACCCACACTGAGAAAGCGAGTACCATAACATGAGCATTTGGGGCGGCAATGGCATGACTTCGGAAACGAAGGACATGCTCAAGAGTGCCCTCGGCAATCCTTTGGACGGCCGAGACTACAAGACGCCGATGCAGAAAGGTGTTTCCCTTTCCTACGGCCTGACGTACTATGATCTGCAGGCTCCTGCCAAGAACCTGTATCCGATCATCACGCCTCTCCGCAACGCAGTGCCGCGCATCAAGCGCACGCACCCCGGCGATGCGACCCACTGGAAGCAGGTCAACTCCATCCTCGGTTCCGGCTACGACGCCATGGGCTGGGTACCGGAAGGACAGCGCTCGGGTACGATGTCGTATTCGACCAGCAACAAAAGCGCCTCCTACGTGACGCTGGGCGAGGAAGACTACCTGACGTTCGAGGCCGAAAGCGCTTCGGAAGGCTTCGAGGATGAGAACTCGATGGTCACCTTCCGTCTCCTACAGAAGGCTATGCGTAAGGAAGAAATGGCGATCCTGGGAGGCAATGCAAGCCTCCAGCTGGGTACGCCCGCCACGCCGACCGCTTCCGTTTCCGGTACGGGCAATACGTTGCCGTCGGCCACCTACCTCACCTCAGTCATGTACCTGACGTTCGAGGGCTACAAGAACTCAAACATGACGAACGGTTGTGCGACCAGCAAAACCATCACGGGTGCCGAAGGCAAGACCTTCGTCCTGAATGGAGGTAGCTCTTCGCCGTCTGCATCCGTCTCCCAGGCCGTTACTTTGGGTGCTGCCCTGAACCTGGTCGCGACGACCAAGCCGGGTGTGATGGCCTATGCCTGGTATGTCGGTACCGCAGGCAATCAGGTTCTGCAGGCGATCACGACCACCAACGTTCTGACGATCACGGGGCCCTTGGTTACCGGTACGCAGACCTTGGCTTCTGTCGGTACAGCAGACAATTCTGCCAACCCGAATCTGGCCTTCGATGGTCTGCTCACGCAGGTCCTGAATCCAGCCAACCTCGGCTACGTCAACTACCTTGCAGCCGGCGCTACCCTTACCGCCTCCGGCAAGGGTTCGGTCAATGAGATCGACAACATGCTGTACACGATGTGGCAGCAGTACAATCTCGGGCCGACCGTGCTCTGGGTCAATGCTCAGGAACAGAAGAACATCACCACAAAGGTGCTGTCCAACTCTTCAGGCCCATTGCTGCGTTACGACCAGCCTGCCAGCGGCGCCCAAGGCGGATACAGCCTGACCGCCAACGGTCAGGTGGAATACTACTACAATCCGTTCACGGTCGACGGCGGCTACAAGCTGCCGATCAAGATCCATCCGGACATTCCGCCCGGCACGATCATCGGCTGGTGCGGAGAGCTGCCTCCGTGGTATCAGTCCAATGAGGTGCCGAACGTTGCAGAGATTCTGCTGCGTCGGGACTACTACCGCATGGACTGGCCTCTGCGTACCCGTCAGCGTGAGTATGGCGTGTACATGGAAGAAGTGCTTGCCGTGTATGCTACGTTCGCGATGGGCGTCATCTCGAACATCACCAACGGCTAAATCGGCGCTAGGCTCAGCAAGGATCCCGGAGACGGGATCCTTCAGGCTTGCTAACGTAGAAGGGTTATTACATTGGCTCCAAATATGAACGACCTGACTACGCTAACAAACCTTAAGGGTTGGTTGAACACCAACTCTGCTGCTACTGCCAACCCAAATCCTTCTCAAGATATCACCTTTCAAAGGCTTATCACGTCTACAAGCAGCAACATCCTGAGTGCCCTTTTGAGGCCTAGCTTTATCAGCCAGATATATACGGATGACGTCTCTTGCTTTGCAGGACGTCCGCAGGCACTTCTACGGCAGTGGCCTGTCACATCTGTCTTGTCGGTTAAGGCAAGCAACTGTGTTGTACCGGCTGCCACTGCTGGTAGTGGTTCAGATTCAGGTTACACATACGATTCCTGGGATGGCATGAGCCCAGGTAATCAGGCGATGCTATATACACCTGGTTATGGCTTTAGCTGCCAACCTGGGCAGAATAATGTCACTTACCAGGCTGGCTATCTTTGCAGTGATGCGTTGGTAATAGGTGAGGGTCAGATAGGATCTCCGGCCCAAAGCATCCTGCAGCCTTTGGAGAGCTTAGGTATTTGGTCATATGATAACGGCGTTGTGGGAGTCCCTTCTAACTCCCTTACAGGGTTAGCAGTCACCTTCACTAAAATTCCTTTTGCCGCTGGAACCTCTCCTGGAGCAGGTACCTACATGGTGCAGTCTGTAGAATCGACAGGTCTCCGTATGGACCCCCCGAATTATCTATTCTCACCTGCAGACATTGGTGTAGACGTTGTCATAAGCTACAGCTATGTTCCTTATTCAGTTGAACAGGCTGCCATAGAAACTATCCAGGATATGTTATCATACAAGTCCAGAGTAGGTATCAAAAGCAAAAACCTTGGAGGTCAGGAAAGCGTTTCTTACATTGATCGGCTCAGCTTCATGCCTACCTCTGTTCAAGCTGCTTTGCAGCCTTATATGAGGACAACCCTCATATGAGTGATACCTTATTCGAGGTAACAGGTATTGAGCGCATTGGTGCTCTCAAGGCAATCTTTGATGAGCTGCCTGCACATATCTATAAGCAATTGCAATCTGATCTGTGGCCTGTAGCTGAGCGTCTTGGAGAGCTGGCAGAAGAGAATGCTCCTGAGAAGACAGGCAACCTGAAAGCCCAGATCATTGCAAGGGTTGTCGCCAAAGACAGTGATACCATTAGTATCTTCGCGGCTTCAAAGGCTCCTTATGGTGCTATACAGAACGTCGGCGGTACGACCCGACCACATGTTATCAGTGCTATCAATACTAAAGCCCTGCAGTGGGTACACCTTGGAACATTCTTGATGTATGCTAAGTCAGTCAACCATCCTGGAGGTACTATTAAGGGAACCCATTACCTGCAGAAGGGTATGGAGCAAGTCATGAAGGAATTCATCACGGTGTGTGAAGATGCAGTGGCAACTGCCCTCATCAATAGCATGGGGAGCTTTGAGTAGTATCATGTCAAACCTCTTCTTCGCACCCGCTCCAAATCCAAGCCGTGAGCAGATCATATCTACCCTCTATACTAGATTGCAGGCTGGTTTGGGGAGTTACTACACAACCATCCAAAGACGCCTGCTTCTTTGGAGTGATGTTCCAAAGGAAAACCAACCAGCTCTCTTCCTGGTTGAGCATAAGGAAGACTTTAAGAAGGAAGGCCGAGGACTGCCTCGAGCTCAGCTCTTCAAAGCCTCCATCATATGCTACTTTGATACCTCTGACCCCTCTATAGTAGGAGGTACCCTCATCAACAATGCCTTGGACCAGATAGAGGCTGTCCTCTTGCCGCCTCCAGGTTTCGATGCGCAAACCCTTAACGGAATTGTCAACAGGTGCTGGATTGAAGGCGAGATCTTCAAAGTACCTGGTGACATAGATGGGCAAGCTATGCTTGTAGTTCCCGTCTTAATACTGACCCCTTAATCGCCTTCAACCAACGACTGGAGCATGTAACATGGCTGACGAACAACAGGCTACTGCTGACGCCGCTGCCTCCACCAAAAGCACCTCTTCAAGTTCCGACATCAAATCGCTGGAAGCAGCGGCTGCCGAACGAGGCAAGGCCGTTATGCAGGCAGCCAGTTCAGGAGTCTCCAAGATCGAAGAGATCCTGGCAGGCTGGAAGAGCGACATGGTGCACAACACCATCCTCTCCCAAGATGTGGAGAAGCTGAACTACCTGGTCACGGTGGCTTTGCCAGAGCTGCAGAAACGTCTCCGGGCAAGCCTTCAACACTAAACGGAGGTCCTGCTCGGCTCAACCCGACCCGACCCGACACGCCTACAATATGACAACGAAGGAGAAGTAGTATGGCTCAATATGGTTTCGGTGCGGGTGTTCTCTGGGGCATCCGCAATGATCAGACAGGTGGTACCTCAAGACGCTTCGGAGCGATGCAGGATATCAGCATCGACTTCGCTGGCGAGAGCAAGGAACTCTTCGGAGGTTCGCAGTTCCCGCTGGATGTCGCACGTGCCAAGATGAAGATTCAGTGCAAAGCGAAGTTTGCTGAGATTCAGCCGTCTCTGTATAATGACCTCTTCTGGGGCCAGACGCAGCTGACTACTGGCTCGGTCAACATAGCCAACAGCGAGGTCTCCACCACAGGCAGCTCTACCGGTTCGACCTCAACCTTGGTAGCCGCCAATGCTTCAACGTTCACACTGGATCTGGGCGTCCGCTATGCTGCAACAGGTGTTCCTCTGAAGCTGGTCGCATCAGCACCCACGGTCGGTCAGTATGCCGTCGCCGGTACAGGTACTTATACCATGTCTTCAGCAGACGCTTCTACAGCCATGCTCATAGACTATGAGTACTCCATCACAGGTACGGGTACCATCATCAACGGTACCAATCCTCTGATGGGGCAGGCTCCTCGCTTCATGGCGACCTTCTCGGAGAGCTACGAGAACAAGAATATCGTGCTCACGCTGTACTCTTGCATGTCAAGCAAACTCTCGATGCCGACGAAGATCGACGACTACATCATCGGCGAGATGGACTTCGAGGCGTACGCCAATGCCGCTGGCCAGGTCTTCCAGTTCAGCACGACGGCAACCTGAGGCTTGGTGAGGCAGGTCATCACTATCATCCTCTTTGGGTGATCTGCCTCACCAAGCGCGCGTAATGGCTTCGCCAGATGAGTGTTTCTTCCCTCCGCGAAGGCGGATTCCTATGATAGGCACATACTATGGATTTTCAGGTGGCTCCTCAATCACCCAACATTGTCCCTCCTTCTTCTGCCCCTGCTAAGAAGGAATTGCGTGGCAACATTACAAGGTTCTCCCTTGCAGGGCATTCTTTCGAAGTCGGTGAGATGAGTCTCTTGACGATGCGTAAATGTTGGTCTTCAATCGCCACCCTGATCGGAGACGCTTCTTCCGGAGGTAAGGTCGTCGAGAACCGTGATATCATCGAAGACCAGCTCAAAAGGTCGAGAGCGGCCTGTGAAATCATTGTATGCGCCATGGGAGGTAATCACCTATCAGGTGAGGTCGATGCCCTGGAGAATACTGTAGGTTTCACCCATATGAATGATGTCATTGCAAGTGCTTTGGAATTGCTGAGGGCCTGTGGCTTCCTGCGCCCTTTGCCTCTGACGGAGGTGATGCAGGAGCCAATGTCCGTACCAGAGGCCGTTCCAAATCCGTAGATAAGCCTTTTGAGGGTGACTTCGATAAGCTCATCGCAGACATCCTATCTATGGATTCTGGCCTCTGTGGAGGGGACTGGGATAGATTTGAAGAAGTTATGACCTTCCGCAGGATCAATGCTTTGCGGGAGGCTTGGAATAAACTTCCTCCTCTGACTCTAGTCTCCGCTTGGCGTTTCAAACTGGGTGATAATAGACCCACAGGTAAGTCCATGCCTAACATGATCGAGCTGTTAGAACGCTCTGGACAAAAGACTATAGGGGGTTGATTTGAGCGGCGGTACAGGCGGCGGAGCCACTATCAACCTTAATGCCAATACTGCTGGCTTAAGGACCCAACTTCAGGCTGCCTCAGCACAACTGGCAGCCTTAAGAGCTCAGCTTGCCCAACTTGCTGCTACACCTAGCAATACAGCTGCCTGGCAAGCCTCTGTAGCTGCCTTGACGACACAGGCTCGTCTAGCTTCTGCTAATCTGGCGGCCTTGCGTGCTCAAATAGTTGCTAACAACGCCGCCATGACTGGCCTAGGTAATAATGCTGCTCTGACGGGTCGTAAGCTTTCCAGCCTTATCGATGAGAGCGTTGCAGGTCGTTGGCGCCAATTTGATGGCACGATGGCTTCTATTGTTGCCCGCATCTTCGAAATGAATTCAGGCCTAGGAGCTGCTGCTGTAGCATTGGGTGCTACAGCAGGTGCGATTGCTTATCTGGGCTATCAATGGTATGAGGCGGATAAGGCCCAACGTACCTATGTTGGTGGTGCGGCTATTACAGGCCAATTGGGTTCCGGTACTTTAGGGCAGATGCAATCTATCATCTCCACCCTACATGGGCTAGGTCAATCTCAAGGAGATATCAGAGCCGTAGTAAATGCCTTTGCAGGCCTTCCTCCTGAGGCGGCGAAGTACTCTGTTCAGCTTGCCGAGATTGCGGCTGCCCAGGCTAAGGCTATGCCTTCAGGTGAGATATCTAAATTCGCTACCTCTCTGGCCAAGGACTGGTCTGAGGGTGCTGAAGGTGCCCTACGTTGGGCTAATGCTATCCATACCTTGGATCCTACTCAACAAGCCGAGATAGAAGCGCTGGCTAAGGGAGGACAAGCACAGGAAGCGATGAATCGCATCCTGCAGGATATCTCTCCCTGGGTTGGTCAGATCAATTCTATGACCAAGGCCCGTATAGCTGCTGACCAGCTTACCTCCTCCCGTCGAGCCCTTAGTGGTGGTCGTGTACCTCAAGGAGATTCTCCTTCCAGTCAGTTGCAGCCCGATCAAAATACTCCTCGCAGGTCTGCTGATGAGGATGAATATACCGCTGCCATTATGAAGGGTGATACGGCTCTTCAAGAGCGAAAGAATGCCCTTGCGGAGGTTACAGAGGCTCAACTTGCCTTAAAATATGCTCAAGGTACGAATAACCCTCAATCCATTGCAGCTGCTCAGGATGGTGTTGTTGCTGCAGAACGTAAGCTACAAGAGATCCATACGGCAAGTGAGACAGCCCAATACGAGGCCACACTCAACAGCCTTGAGAAACAACTTGCCGCAGAAAGGGACTTCCCAGATCAGGTTGCTGCCATCAGAGCTAAGATGGCAAAGGCTACTGATACCTATGACGGGCCAGATACTCGTGGCGCTAACCAGGCTGACCAAGAAGCTGTCCGTGCAGCCCAGGAAGCAGCCGATGCCAGACTGAGAATTAAGATCACCGAGCTTGACGGTGAGATGGCAGCCGTTGCCAATAACAAGGGAGCAGAGATAGGTTTTGAAGACCAGAAGCTTGCAGCCATTGCAGCTGCAGGTAAACAAGGCACTGAACAGTACGTTCAGGAAGAGGCAAGAAGAGCTCAACTGGTTCGGGAAGCATCGAACCAGGAGATGGAAACAACCATCAGGAATTACCGTGCCCAGATAGAGGCTGCCAAGGGTAAGGTTGATCAACAGATTGCCCTTGAGCAGAAACTCCAGGCAGTGGTATCCTCCTACTACGGAGCTAATAGTCCTGAGGCGGCTTCTGAAGCTCAGCACATGGTTCAGCTGCAGTTAGAACAGGCAGCCCAGGAAAGGGAGATTGCTACAGAGACAGCACGTTTCCAGGTTGAGACTGCTCGTGAAGCCTACAGGGAGATGATTGAGGCTGCTCGGGGAGCCTTAGAAGCAAATAAGGGCAAGAAGGCTTCTCTACTTGACCTGCTGGGTATCGATACTACAGCCTCTGACCAAATCAAGTTGGACCTTGCTCAGCTGGCAAATGAATTCACTGCCACGGCTAATGCTATCAAAGAGAACATGCGTACGGCTACTAATCCTGCTCAGACTACTGCTGACCTTGATCAGCTCAAACTAGCATGGCAAAAGTATAATGACCAGGTTACGGACCTGAATCGTAAGGCTGCTCAGGATATCAGAAGCCAATGGCAGGCTACCTTCAACGGTATTAACTCTTCCTTGAATTCATCCGTGGCAGGTATGATTACGGGACAGAAGACAGGCCTGCAAGCTTTACAAAGTGTATTCACTTCTGTCATCAATGCTATTGTTGGTGCTGTCTTGAAGATCCCAGAAGCCTGGTTGGAGCAATCCATAGAGTCCCTCTTCATCACCCGGAGCAGCGATGCTACTAAGCTTGCCTCCTCTACCTTGATCAGTACCCAACAGATTGCCCAGAATGCTGCCATAGCTGCTGCTGCCGCCTATGCAGCTACTGCAGGTATTCCCATTGTAGGACCTGAATTGGCTCCAGGAGCCGCTGCCACAGCTTATGCAGGTGCTCTATCTTATGAAGGTCTGGCATCGTATGATGTAGGTACTATGAACGTGCCTTCTGACCAAATAGCCCAAATCCATCAAGGTGAGATGATCATTCCGGAGACCTTTGCAAGCGGCATCCGTAGTATGATGGGTGGGAGTGGCGGAGGCAACTCTTCCAGTTCAGATAATAGGGCCTTCCATTATTCTCCTACCTACCATGGCAGCGGCAATACAAAGCAAATGGCTGATAGATCAAAGGCTGACATGTATCGTACATTCATGAGTTGGGGTGCTAATGGCGCTACTAGACTTCCAGGAAGGGGGTAGGAATAACTCATGGCCCTAGTTTATCCAGTCCTTGCAGGACAGTCACTGCCTGTTGTCAAGAGACCTATTTGGAGTTCTGTTCGGGCTACGGCTGCCTCTGGCAAAGAGTACTCACATACCTACTGGACCAATCCTACCTGGGAGTGGGATATTCCTTATGAGTACCTTCCAGACGCCCAGATGAACGGTACTACCTACAGTGACTTGAAAACCCTCATAGGCTTCTTCAATGCCGTTCAGGGTGACTATGGACGCTTCTGCTTTCAGGATCCCGACGACTACCAGATCAATCAATTCCCCCTAGGAGTTACTGATGGCACTACCACCAGCTATGTCATCCAGAGACCCTATGGGGTATCTCCAAACTATGCCTATGAACCTGTAGGCATCGTCAACACAGGTTCTCCTGTAAACGTCTACCTAGGCACTACGTTACAGACCAGCGGTTACACGATTAATACCAGTATAGCCTGCAATCAGCTGGTGACCTTCTCTACAGCACCTACAGCAGGCGTCAACGTAAAGATAAGCTGCAACTTCTACTACTGGTGCCGGTTCAAGGATCCCACGTACGACTTTGAGAAGTTTGCCAACCTGTTCTGGGATACGAAGAAGGTCACCATCCATTCACTGAAGAGCCCGTAACAGCTATGCCCCGTACAATCGATGCTGGTCTGAAGAATTTCCTAGTAAGCGGCCAGCCCTATTTCAAGGCAGGTCTCTATACTATAGCCCTGGCCAACGGTACAACCTACTACTGGAATGATTCTGATACCGACATCGTCTCTTCCGGTATCACGTATTCTTCGACTGGTCCAGCTCTCAATCGCAGTTCATGGGAGGTTAAGAATACAGTTGACATCCCAGAGATGACCTTGGATCTATTCACCAGTGGCTCTGATATGCCTGACGGATCGAACATCCTAAACAGCATCCACAACGGCCTCTTCGCAGGCGGTTACATATCCTACTCCATCTTCTATAGGTCCTTAAGCGGGACTGCCTACCCTCCTCTATCTATCTTCAACGGTAACGTTGCCAAGATCACCATAGGCAATACGGTAAGCATTACCGTTAAAGGCCTTGACCATCAGTTTGCCCAATACATACCCAAGAACATCTACTCCAACCGATGCCTATGGTCTCTGTATGGGGCCGGTTGTGCCCCCAATCCAGGTGCTACGAATGGAGGCCCTTCACGTGCAGCACATACTTTTTCTAACACGGTAGGCGCAAGTCCCAACTCCATATACATCGCATTTGGCTCTTCAATGTCGGCAGACAGCCCATTGCAGTTCAATTTGGGTACTATCACGTTTACTAGTGGTGTTGCCAATGGCAATACACGTACCATCATCTCTGCAAGCACCTCAGCTGTAGAGCTATCCTACCCGCTATATGAGGTCCCGGCCGTTGGAGATACCTATACGGTTACTCACGGCTGCGACCATTCCAAGAATGCCAACGGTTGTACCTTCTTCGGGAACAAGATCAATTTCCGAGGCTTCCCATATATTCCGCCTGTATCGTCAGGACTTGTCTGATGCCAATCAAACACCTCACTAATCAGCAGAACCTCAATGCGGTGCCTAAACCAGTACCTCCGAAGCCGGTTCCCATAGAGCTGCCTATTGTACCTGACCATGAGGCAGCACAGAGGCAAGCTGTCATCACTGAGGCCCTAACATGGCTAGGTACTCCTTACAGGCAACTAGGCTACAGCAAAGGGCCTAAGGGGAGTGTTGACTGCTCAATGCTCCTTGTAGCTGCCTGGGTAGGTGGTGGTGTATTGCAGCCTTTCGATCCGCGTCCTTATCCTCCTACCTGGTTCATGCATCAGAGTGAGGAACGTTATCTTGCTTGGATGGAATCCTTGGCTGTCGAAGTCCCAGAGAAAGATGCCAAGCCAGGTGACATAGTCCTATTTAAGGTCGGGCACTGTTTCGGCCATTCGGGGATACTCGTCGCCTCTGATGAGTTTGTACATGCCTATGCCAAGGAGAAGTATACAACCAAGTCCTTCCTGACGGACACTTTAATTGGTTGGCGTACTCGTAAATTCTTTGACGTCTGGGCCAAGCTCCGACTTCTCTACCCTGCAAAGGTTGCCTGACATGGGTTTGTTTGGATCGCCCAAGAACGTAAACGCTACTACCTACTACAGTCTGAATATCCAGACCTCTTTGCAGGGTATTGGTATTCCTGTTGTCATGGGTGCTAACCGTATCGGCTGCAACCTGATATGGTACAATGACTTCTCTAGACAGTCTGCCTCCGGCAAAGGAAGCGGTAAGGGAGGCAAGAGTGGAGACTATACCTATAGTGCCTCTATCATCTTTGCCATCTGTGAAGGGCCTATTGCTCCCATTACTACTTGCTGGTCTGAAGGCAACCCTATAACGCTTGACCAGCTAGGACTTACGTTCTTCAGTGGGACTGAAAGCCAAGCACCTTGGAGTTATGTCGTATCCAACCACCCTACTCAGGCTATGGGGTATACGCATACTGCCTACGTTTGTGCCGCGAACTACGCTTTAGGCTCTAGCGCTCAACCACCCAACATAGAGATAGAGGCTCGAGGATTCTTCTTCCAAGATACAGTCACCATGAACTCCAACGGTAGTGAGGACGTTAATATTGCTCAGGCTGCTATGGCCCTACTTGTAAATGACTACTGGGGTCTGGGACTTCCTACAGCCTTGGCAGGTAATAATGCTGCCATGATATCCTACTGTAGAGCCCAAAGTCTTTGGATCTCCCCTGTTCTGAAAGATGGAGAGCAGGTCACCTCCATCATGCAGCGGTGGGCTCAACTAGCTAACAGTTGGATCTTCTGGGATGGTACACAGATGCAATGGGTGCCCCTAGGGACCTCTACTATCACTGGCAACGGCACTACCTATACACCTAACCGTTCGGTGCAATATAACCTGACGCTTGATGACTTCCTGGTTGACGAGAAGGATGAGACTGCTGTCGCCATAACGGTGGATATCCTTGACCCTGCTGATGGCTACAACCAGATGCAGTTGGACATCAATGATAGAGGCAATGCCTATAACAATACGCCCATAGTATGGTTTGACCAGTACCTACAGGATCTATACGGCAACTTGCCTGCTCAGACTATCTCAGCCTCTGAGGTATGTTCGATACCCATTGCCAACACCATGGTAGCCCTCATCGGCAAGAGGAATGCCTACATCAGGAACAACTACACATTTAAGCTGTCAGAACGCTTTGCGTGGCTGATCCCGGGTGACGTCGTTACCCTGACTGAACCGCGTCTAGGATTCAACCAGCTGCCGGTGGCCATCACTGACGTCAGTGGTGATAATAAGGACGTCATCACGTTCAAGGCAGAAGAATTCCCCTACGGAGCTAATGCTGCAGAAGCTTACTCAGGCTCTCCAGGCAATGAGTCGGATGGTACTCCTAACCAGTATGTCGCTCCTGGGAGTGTCAATACTCCAGCCTTCTATGAGCCTTTAGCCTCTGTTACAGGTGGAAATGCTACCATTGACATTGCCCTTAGTGGAGGGGAATGGTGGGGAGGCTGCGGCGTCTTTATCAGCTTTGACGACGTAAATTACAGCCAGATCGGGACTTGTGCTACTGGAAGTATCCAAGGTACTCTGACCGCTACTCTGCCAATCTCCTCTTCCTTTGACACAACCACCTTACAGGTTGATACCTCTGAAAGCTATAGTACCCCTAGTGCAGGTGTAACGGATGCTGATTCAATTGCAGCCCGTACTTTGGTTGTAGTTGACGCTGAGCTGCTTGCCTACGGTACTAGTACTCCTGGTACTGCAACGTACGACACTACTTTAGGTTACCTCAACAGGGGTCTATACAATTCAGGTATTTCATCCCACTCATCTGGGGCAAGTTTTTCTGTGCTCGATCCTACCAGGTTATTCTCTTACAACCTGCCTCAATCATATACCGCTAGCACCATATATTTCAAGTTTCCTTCCGTCAATGTCTTCGGCCTAGCTGCTCAGGATTTAAGTGAATGTACTACTTACACCTACACTGTCACAGGTTCGGCTTATACAGTTGACCCTCCGACAGGCGTAACTCTAACGGTTATTGATGGTATAGTGGCATCGGTAAATTGGACTCCAACTACGGATCCAAGATGCTCTAAGCAACAGATTGAGATGTCTTACGACGGGCAATACTCTTGGTCAGGTACCTTAGACTTAAGTGTAGACGAGGATGAATACACCCCCTCAATTCCTGGATCAGGTCAGAGCCCTTTTGCCAGAGTACGCAGTTGCAATATCTACAACAACAATTCGACCTGGGTATATTCTACCCCTGTCTATGGACCCGGTGCCCCTGCAACATCCATAACCACACTTCCTACCCCCTCTGTGCATGCTGTAATCTCGGTTGATCCTCCTACCTATCTTGATAACAGCATTACACAGCTAGTTCTGTACAAGGGGTCTGGTTCAGGGACTATAACTTCTTTTACGCCTTATACAAATGCTGCCCCTCCTTCTTACTCAGATCCTTCTTTTAGTGCTTTTACTACGCTTACAGTTGCTACTGGCGGAGGTGCAGGTACTATAAATCCTCCTTCAGGACCTTCAGGAACCTATGCAACTATTTCAGACTCTGCAATCTTTACGAGGGGTGCTGTAGGGTCTGTAGGCAACTTCGACTACTACTACTGGGAGGCTATCAATGCTGTAGGAAGTTCCGTAGGACCTATGTCTGGTCCCATCTCGAAAGCATAACACTACAACCAACCAACCACAACACAACACAACACAACCACAACCACAACCACAGGAATGCTTCATCATGGCTTGGAAATATGTCATCGCTACCGGTGCAATGTACCTGGACGGTATTTTGGCCGGCCACGCCTACTCAGGGCACATGCAGAGCGTGAATAATGCCTCACAACAAAACGCAGAAGATACAGGTCCCATTCCTGTAGGCCGTTACAGGATCGGTCGCCCCTACAATCACCCGACACGCGGACCCCTGACCATGAATCTGCACCCAGCAGTTTCAAATGTCATCCAGAAGGGTGACTTCATGATTCACGGCGACACGCAATCCAACATGGAACGTGGTGCCCGTGAAGCCTCTGCAAGGGCAATCGTGATGACGGAAGTCGGCCGCAAAGATGTTGCGGAGTACGTCGAGGAAGGCGATGACATACTCTATGTCGTCGCAGACCTTAGCCATTCCACAAGGGAGATGGATGATCCTTTGCCAGGTACTCAACTGCATTCAGAGTTTGGCAACAGGGACGCTCCGACCTTCGAAGAAGGCAATGCAACCAATTCTGTTCCTGAACCGGGCGTAATCGACTCTTCGGATGAGCATGCTCCGGAAGACATCCACGGCAATCCCGATGTCAGCATCAAGAACCCTGATGGCTCGCTGAAGACGCCTGAAGAAGGTGCAGGTATCAAGACCGACGGCCCTTCAGGCACCACCCAAGATACAGGTGGTGGCGACACCCAGAACAAGAAGAATCCTGACGGCAGCCCTGCAGAGATCGATTTGAGCAAGGTCCCAGAGACCGAAACTGCTGGGCAGAAGAAGGAGAATGATCTGACAGCCCAGGAAGAATCCAAGGACAAACCCTCGGAGTAAAGGAACCTACGCTTCGCGGAATACTTACTGTTTCTTCTTCCGCGAAGTGCCTAGGCAGGTTCTCGTATTTTCAGTTCAAGAGTAGGCAGTTACACCTTAGAAAGCCTTACCGCCCTCTGCCTCTCGAGCCTCTGGCTTATGATCTGGGCGCACCAGGTTATAAGCCAGTTTGGCTTCGATAGCCTGCGCTAGGCGAAGTTGCATTGCCCCGGCAGTATCGCAGATGCGAATGATGGTATCTGCGAACTCTTCCTCCACCATGGTGAAGCCTTCGATATGGTCGGACATCAGGTTCTTCCTGAAACCTTCCATTGCCTCGCTGAGCTCTGAATGAGCCAAGGCAATCCGCTCACCGAAGTTGAGTTCTTTTGCCGTGCCATCTTTACCATGCCACCACTCCATCGCGACAGCTTGTAGATGGCATACATTCTGAAGGTGCTCAATACCGTCGAAGGCTTTGCATTGGTCAGCCTTGAAGGATATTGTCTCCATATAGACCTGTGCATCGTGGGGATGGATGTCAGTCTTAATCGTAGTTTGCTTGCCCATTGGGGCCTCCTGTGTTTGCGGAAGGAAAGTCGCATCTCAAGGGATTGGATTGGGGGGTTGTTCCGCTGGGGTTTATGTCAGAAGAGTGCTTCCAGGTTTTGTCCAACAGCCGTGCATGGCTGTAGCATCTACCCGGACATTCTCCGCTACTCTCTGAAACACGATCGAGCCATCAGGTCCTTGGCCGATAGGGAACATGAAGAGTGTCGGAGGATTCAGATGACAGACCCTTGCCGATCCAGGGAGCCCTGGATAGGTGAATGCTCCACGAGCATGCTTGCAGGTCCCACATTGTCCTTGTACAGGTACAACCTCAGGTTGCTTGTTGGTCTGTTCTATTCCTCCGGAGAGGAAGTTATTCGGTTCCATAATGTTAAGACCTTCTCTTGATGATGTTGTCGTTTAACTGTGCCTCAAGCTGTTCGAGTTTACCTCCCTTGACTACTCCTTGACGGATGAAGGCCAAATGTGTCAGAGCTGTGCCTACTGACAACACTTGTGTGGTATGGCCCTGCCAGCAACGGGAGACTTCCCAGTACAATCCGGTGGCTTTGGCCAATTCTGTCTTGATGACGATTTCACCTTTACCGCTAGTAGGATTTAACCAAGACATAGCCCCCTCCTGCTTTACCAAGTTCAATGTCATGATACCAACTCCTTACGCCATATAGACCATCTACGCCCTACGTCGGCTTCTGCAACAAACCCTACAGCAGTAAGGCCCCATTCAACTGGAATGGCTTGCATGCATTTAACCAGTATGTCTTTAGCCTCCTTGATCAATGCAGGATCGTCGGGACCTTCAAACATGATTTCGTCATGGACAATGTTAACTGGGAAGAATCCCAAGCATGCCAGAAGAGGTCTAGCCTTAGCAGCTCCCAGGATGTTAATGTCAGAGGCGATTGCCTGATGTGGAAAGTTAGAAGCCTCATTCTGCAGATCCCGTAGGTTCTCCTGGGTGACAATGTGGTGGCGTTTCTTCCGCCCGAAAGGTGTGAGCATCGTCTTACCCTCAAGGACACAATCCCTACAGCTCTGTATAAACTTCTTTGCCTTAGGCGAACGGGCAAACCAAACTTCAATCCAGCGACGAGCCTCTTCTGGAGGGATGTTGAACTCCTCAGCTAGGCTCTCTGCAGTACGCCCATACACAATGCCGAAATTCACTGCTTTAGCACGCATCAATTCATCTTCGGCCTTGACCTCTTTCCTCTTATACCTTTCTAACCAATCTCCTCCAAAGAAGTCTTTGGCAGTTTCCTTATGCAGGCTACGTTTACTGTTGGGGCTATATACCTCCAACAGGTAATCATCCTTCGACAATAGTGTCAGAGAACGAAGCTCAGCCTGATTTAAGTCTGCCTTGATATAGACACGTCCTCGACCGGCATAGAACATCCCCCGTATTCTACGGTCCCGAGGTTGATTCTGCATGTTCGGCTTCCGAGAAGATAACCGTCCAGTCCGGGTACCATGGATGAGGTATGTCGCATGGACCCGGCCATCTGGACGGGTATGCTTCTCCAAGGAATCGACATAAGTAGACTTCGCCTTAGCTGCCTTGCGGTAGGCTTGTATTGCTGCCACCACAGGATGTTTCGCAAGATCGTCAAGATGATCAGCATCTGTCGACCTATCGCCCGCCCGCTTGGGCTTAAGTTTGATGACATCATACAATAGGACCGCAAGTTGAGTTGGGGAATTGGGATTAACACTTGCGGACCCATACTTCTTGCAGACAGCATTAAGGCGTAGTTCGGCATCATCAATTTCCTTTTGCAGACGCTTCCTATTAACCTTGACAGCCAGAGGGCATAGCTCCAAACCATTCTGCTCAATGTGGTAGAGCAGTTCGCTGGCAGGCAGAAGTACCCTGGTATAAAGGGTCTCCAACCTCTTATCACGAGCCACCCACGGCCTCATGATCTGCCAGATCTGCAAGGTATTACTTACGTCGAGACTAAGATACTTATACAACACGTCTTTTGGGATGACTCGGTAGGAGGTTTTCTTATTTGGAAGGTATGGTTTAAGCATATTCTTGTAATCAGGTGCTCCGATAAGATCTCCTGCGACCTGTTCAAGATCATGGATCCCACCTCCCTCGTCAAGAGCGTAAGATAGGAGCATAGTGTCTTCTCCGACACTAACCCTCTCACATCCGGGAAGCTGTCGCAGGAAGCCGATATCGAACTTACCATTATGCCATATGAAGCGGATAGAAGGACGACGGAAGAGGATCCCGAGAATATGCACGTACTTCTCAGGAACAACGAAGATGCGTTTGGGGTCAGCGGCCAAGCCGATGCACAGGATTTCATCAGCTCCTTTTCCATCTGGACCATTCCAGCGGTTAAATCCTCCGGTCTCAATATCTGCTGCAACGTACTTTGCATTCCAAAGTTCCCTTACACATTGCGCCAACTTCTGGAAGGTGTCACATATCATTACGAAGTCAGGTTCTACAGGGCGCTTAAGGGCGAACTCACCTCTTGTAGCCAGGTCAACGGCATAGAACAGATCCATCTTGAACTGTCTGTAATTCCCTGTGCCTCTGAGAAGGGCTGCAGGATGAATTACTGGAAGTATGCCTAGACGAGAAGCATTGCTAGGTATCAGCTTACCACGCACCATAGTGATCTTATGGCCATAGTTGCCTGTCACCGAATGCAGAGCATGGTTACCCATAGTAATGATGATCTCACGAGGATGCTCCAGGATCTGCCCCATCAAACGTTGATTGCAGATCCGAACACCTTGGGATAGCCGAGCTGTATTCTTTTGGGCGCTCTCGCCTATCTTACCTCTAGGAGGCAAGCATTGCATTGCATTCAGAACGTAGATGTCTTCATTTGCATCTAGTCCTGCAACTCTCAAGGCTTCGCCAATTGTATTCCAGAACACTTTGCCGCTAGGGCCGAATAAAGGTATACCTGTAATTAGTTCTTGGGTACCTGGGGCCTCTGCGACTACAACTATTCTGGCTTTTGGATTCCCACGTGAGCCAACACGTGGGCCTCCAAAACAACACTCTGCACACGGAACCGTGGTATCGACCTTCTTAGGCCTATTACGGTCAGGTGTAAGAATTGTTGCCATGACTAATCATCAACCTCTATGAACGCTAGTTCCTGTGGAAGCAACAGGGCTTGGTAGGGCTGCAGAGCGAAATCGAAGCATGTTCGATGCCCAGCTCCTTATGATGTAAAGGTTTGCAATCGTCTCGGCCTCCACATTGTCAAAGTGACGTGTCCAGAAATCACCTCGTGGTCCTGGATCTACTTGGTCCAGTGATAGGAGCTTCTTATCTTGACCCATACGAAGCGGTACCGCTGAGTCAATCCCCAAGACACCCCAAAGCTGCATTGCCTCGTAATCGTCCTTGATGCTGCTGCTGAAGCCCAACAGGTGTACGTATTTGCCGTAGAACCCGTGAAGTGGGAAGCTCCCTGTAAGCATCTTGACCAGAGGTACTCGGCTGCCGAGATCTTCCACTGCCGTACGGCCGATCCCCCAACACCCGATCTTGTTGCCGAGAGCCGCGAAAAGCGCTTGTGCACACTCATACATCTCCAGATCGGTTCTGCCTTGGATTACACACATCCACCGTGTATCTGAATTTGGCAGTTTGTACTTTGCTGCCATCTCCAGGCTCAGCTGGACCGTAGCCTTTGCGTCGCCTCGAACGTCCGGTAAGACTATCAGTTTAGGCTTGACGATCTCAGCGGCATCCATGAGCATCTCTGGTTCAATGGGATGCCCAAGCTCGATCATCGAATTATCCAGGATCACCAAACTCGTCGGAGGAATGAAGCCCGTTTCTGGATCATAGTTGTGTGGCTGCTCCAGTACATCATGTGCCAACAGCAGATGATAAGTACCAGGAAGAAAATCTCCAATGGCCCTCAACTCCAAAAGCAATTGAGGAGGGGCTACAGGTGCGAACAAAGCCATTTTTCAAGTCCTCAAAAGAAGAGCCCCTTGCGAGGCCCTTATTCAGTCTAATGTCTTGCAGATCAGGCGTAGGGATCTTCGGAGATCCAGCCTTCCCAACCGGACTTCTCGGCCTCAAGCAATTCGATCTCCAAGCCTCCGAGATGGAAGGTTTCCTTGGTATAGGTCTTCTTCCGATAGATATTGGTTCCTTGTGTCACGTAGACTGATACTGAATCGGGAACACCTTCGATATCCTGTGAGGAGCCTTGATGTGCATAAGGCATCTCATAGCGTACCAGGATCTCCTTGACAGGAGAATCCATAGTCAGCTTGGTAGGCAATTCAAGCTCCGACAATGAGATATTGTCGGGAGTGGTCTCCATCGCAACGGGCAGACGGCGAAGGTCGTTAACGTCCATCTTTTCCATGGTGTCGTATATCTCCGGAAATAGTTGTTGAATATAGGTGTAGTCGTAGACTCGTGCCTCTGAAAGTTTATCCGTCAGTTTTAGCCTGACGAACAAGATCAAAGAACTCCTGTCGAGCCGCTGGTACGTCTCTAAACACACCTCGTAGGCTAGACGTCGAGGTGGTGACTCGAGGAGAGTTAACTCCTCTGCAAGCCATGCAGGTATGTTCTGCATGAATAGTGATCATAGTTCCTGCTGCGTCAGCAACATTCTGTAGGGCGTCCGCGGTAGACTCACAGACAACCTCCTGTAAGGTGGGTCGAGAAGTTCCCATGGCTTGCACCAGTCTGGTGAGCTTGGATAGGCCGACAACCTTTCCTCGAGGAATGTATCCGACATTTGCTCTTCCCAATGCTGGTAGTAGGTGGTGTTCACAAACCATGCGGAATGGAATGTTTGCTTGCACCACCATAGAGTGGATGCCTCCCATGCTTGGAGCTACATCAAACAGTTCCCCGAGCACTTCAGCAGGATCACAAGGCTGATTGAACTCCACCAGGTACCTGATGAAGCGTTCAGGAGTATCAGCCATACCAGGAGGTAGGTCTTCGTAGCCATAAAGGGCCTTTATGACTCGCTGCATGTGGTCTGCCGCAGCCATATGGTCTGGCCGATGAATCTTCTTGAACCTGGAACTGTAGACAGGCATCACAGTCTCAGGCTCTACTTCTCGGCTTGCTTGTCTTGGCATCCTTGGCAACCTTGCCATTTCTATACTCCCTTAGCATGTGACCAAGCTAGGACATGCAGTTGTGGAAAGAGGTGGACATCGAACAGATCAGGCATCTTGCAGACCTTCTCAGCTAGGTCTTTGAAGTCTTGGCATATGTTGTGTCTAATACCTGACTGAGAAAAGGCTGTCTCAGAATGCGGGTACCTTTCATCTTCTGGGGGTCTTGCTGTTCCCACAGACAAGTAGAAGGGTATACCTGGGAACTTTCGATGTAAGCTGCGAGCGAACTCTAGGTCTTCATCGGTAAAGATGACAACCTTCAAACACTTCTGCTGCCAAGGGACAGCTGACAACATAATGGAACTAAGTATCTTTATGTCCAGTTTCTTATCCATCCCACTGCTAGGAGGTTTCGGTGAAACCGTTACACAGGAACAAAAGTTAAGCCACTCAGGGAAGAACTGGCCTTGGGTTTCGACCGCGATCTGGTAGTGAGCTTTTCCGAGCTCACCTACTAGTTCATTGAGGTCATGCATACAGGGATCACCCCCACTCAAGGTAACCCAAGGCCTTGAAGGTGCTCCAGGAGTCAGGTCTATGAGTGCCTGGACAATTTGTTGGGAGTTCATCTGCTTGGCATTGGCCTTGATCTGGACAGGATCAACGGCATTCATGGAGTCGCACCAGGTGCACCTATACCCGCATCCACCAAGTCTGATGAAATGGGACACGGTTCCAGCCATCATCCCCTCACCTTGAATGGTGGGCCCAAAGAGTTCGACTACCGGAAACTTTTTGGCATTACGTACGAAGAACCCTTTAGGCTTGAGTGCTGCACGGGTAGCTTCCGACATATCATACTCTCTGGGCCCAGACATCAGTAGCTCCTGTAACCGCGATTGGCAAGCCTGTACTTTACAAACAGTACAGGCCCTAAAGCAAACAGGGTCTTTGTGGGACGCCTCCAGATGCCAAGACCCCAAGACATCGGAAAGATTGTGATACCCCAACCATGCAGCATCACACTACTCCTCCGGCTCCGTGTATGCGTGGAAAGAATTCAGCCTTGCAGTTGGGTGTCTCCCAAACTTCGACACCCGCCAGCTGAGCTAGACCCTTTGAAGCCTGATTGACAGGCCCCTCCATGATCTCGAACCAGAAGCGGGCAAGGCATTCGGCTGTTGGGATGAAAGGTACTACCAGAAGTTTGGTCTGTGTACCTCTCACCCCTTGAACCCTGATAGACTTCTTGCCGGTATCAAGCTGCTGCCTGATATGCTGCAAGTTGTCTGTCTTCAGAAGAGGCTCCAGCATCGGGTCATCTATGAACATGATCATGCCATGATCACAGGGCTCATCGATGAACGTCATCATGACGTCCTTAAGAAAGCCGAAGTCCAGACCCATGTCCGTCTGTTCCCCTGAAGTGTGGAGTTCAGAAGAGTAGCAGTGTGCCAAGATTCTGTACCTGTGCCCATGGAGGTTGGCACATTTGCTTCCATGGGTTGGGACTCGATGCCCTGCATCGATCCCGATTTCTCGGGTGACTGTGAAGACACCTTCTGCATGCCCCGCCATTATGCCGCTTCCTTGGTGTTCGTGTACACCGTCGGATCGATGAGGTCTGCTTCGAGGAAACTGCCTTTCCTTGCTCGGCAGGTGGGGCAAGTCCCGCAATGTTGCATTCCCCCTGCATAGCAACTCCAAGTCTTCTCGTAGGGTACTCCCATATCCGTACCCAGGCGAACGATCTCGGACTTCAGGTTGTGGATGAAAGGCGTGATCAGTCGAACGCGGTGATAGGTGCCGATGTAGATTGCAGCCGCCATCGCCCCGACGAATTCCGGTGTACAATCCGGATAAGCCCAGTTCTGGGCATCCTCAGCATGAGCACCAAACCAGATCTGGGCTTCTGCTGTCATGCCCGCAATCTTGCTCTTGGTGCGTGGGTACAAGGCATCCTGCTCCATGACCCAGCCCTGGGCGATGCCTGCGATACGACTCAGGAGGCTGCCATTCCGAAACGGAACGTATGTCGGTGAGATACCATGAGGCAGGTCAGCATAGCTGCTATCGGGGATCTTGGATTGATCATCCGTCAGCATGCTCTTCGGAGGCTGAGACATATTGATGATGATACGGTCGACGCCGTAATGGTCAGCAAAGTCATCTGCGAAGTCTGCTTCGCGGATATGCCGTTGACCGTAATTGACCCCGACGCTCAGGACATTTTCTTTGCCCAGCTCTTTGACTGCCCGAGCCAGACAGGTGGAAGAATCGATCCCGCCACTATGGAGGATGAATGCACGAATACTCATTACTCTTCTCCGTACGTAATAGGTTGATGTGCCTCAACGTGAACAAGGCAATCCAAGGCTCGCGCCTACTTCATGTTTCTTCTTCCCGCAATCTGTTAAGGAGGGTTGTCACCGTATCTGAGAAAGCGTTCTACCTCCTCGAGGTAGATGCGCCAGATGCCGTCGACCTTGATACCCTCAATCTTGCCTTCGGTGCATAGACGTTCAACCGTCTTGATACCAAGACCAGACATGCGAGCTACCTCAGCCAACGACATCCAACCACGCATAGCAAGCAGGACTATACGATGTACCTGCTTTAGCTTCTCAGGGTCGGGTTCCTTAGCCGGCAAACCCGCCTTCAGTGTTCAAGGGCGCAAGCACGTCCTTGATCTCGTTCCGCCAGTTGCCTTCGTACTTCCGCTTGCCGAGTTTCAGTCGGCATTTGGCGCCGAGCAGACGACCTTCTTCTGCGACGACACCGGGCTTGAAGTTGGTCTTCAGGAGCTGTTCCTGATAGTTCTCGTCTGCACGGATACGCGCCAGAGTCTTCTTCACGCGAGAGAGGCCGCCTTCGTTGAAGGTGGTGTAGTAGTATTGCCGACGACCGTTGACCTTCTCATCTTCGTAGCCTTCGATCTCGAACACCCACGTCCACATCCAGTTGCCAGAGCGTTGGCTCTTGCCATACTCCAGGCTGAAGACGTTGGCTTCATAGATGCCATCCGGCAGTACCGGAAACTCCTGCTCGGAAGTACCGGAGAGGTCTACGACAAGACCCTCACCATCTTCTGTCTCTGCAGTCCCTTCACCGTCATCGGCTGCATTGAAGCTGACCTCGCCACCCTCTGTGAAGGTGTCAGCGTCTTCGACTTCGACTTCGGTCTCAGGTGTTTTGACTTTAGTCATTACTATAGCCTCCTAATAGGGGAGCGTCCACAACGGCGGCTCCCTGCAACAACCTAGTCTTACTAGGCTGTAGCGGTTTTCCTCGGGCGCACCAGCCGAGGGCACTGGCTTGCTTCGAGATACCCGACATCAACCATGATTGATCCGATTGTAGGGTTATCGAAGTAAGGCTTTTTGTACCTGGAGAAGCGTGCCTTGGCAGCATACTTTGGCGTAGGAGAAATATACATCCTCCTCGGAGGCAGCTGGCTATCATCTGCTGCCTGGCCAATCACCAGATACCCAACTGTATCCATGAAGCCCTGGACTTGCCCTGCAAGTTTACCAGTCATCATGGGTGAAAAGATTTGACGTTTACTCTCATCCTGAATGTAGCCCCTGGCACACGTAAACAGGATATGCAAAGGCAGATCTCGGAAGTTACGAATGAGACGCTGCACCATGGTGTGCTGCTTCTTGTACTCAGCCCATTCGGCCCCTTGAACTTCTTCATCCACCTTCGTAGCATCATTGACGCCTAGAAGCTGTTGCATGCAATAGACTTCAGCCTCCGTAAGGCTATCCATGATGACAGTCTGGTAGCGACGAATACGACCATCTTCTTTCAGGTTTGGCATCACCTGTTTCTGCAGATCCCAGAGGCGCTTATCCTTTTCGGTCTCTGATATGTCGGCATCCCGAATAGAACAATGCGCCTTGAAGAAATCATACGTCCTGGCTATCTGTTTGTAGTTTGTCGTCCGAAGAATATCGATAAGACCAAAGTCATGGTCCGGATCATCAGGATCAAGAGTAAGAGTACCACCCTCAGCAGAAATAACGGCAACATCACGCATACAAGGAACATCAACAGCTGTACCCATAAGCCAAGTCTTACCAGCACCATACTCTCCATAGACTAGGGCATTGAGACGGGGTACTTGGACAACTGCAGAAACATTCTCTCTTATCTGGAAGATCGGTCCTGCTTTGATAGGGCTTGTAGGACTGTCTGCTGTCTTTGCTGCCATTTTAGCAGCCTCGGTTGGCTGACTCCGTACAGGAGCTGCAGTAGTAGCCCCTGGAGAAACAGGGAGCTTGACAGTAGATGATCCATTCGGGACATTCACGCCGACGGCCCGTGCGGGAGTTGCAACCAGTCCGCCGGTTCCTGCTGGTTTGGCAGTTCCAGATATTTCAACCATGAGTTATCATCCTCAGATCTATCGACAGTTGAATACTCCATCTCGCCAACCCAGTCCGCCCCATCGTCCTTATTGATGCATGCCTGATGAAAGGATGAGCATCTCCAAGAACAATCCCTTGTAGGGTTAGGGTAGATTGGCAGGTTGGGATTGAGCATATCACAAGCCTCTTGCACTAAATGCTTTTGAGTGTTCATGATTTGGTGCCTGTTACGCTCTACGAAGTCACGGCGGATGAACTTATCTTGACTGTCACCCTCCTGTTGTGCAAGCATATCAAGGAATTCAAGGTTGGCTTTTGGTGACTTTGTAATAGACCCATACATGTTCTTGAGGGCCTTGTAATACAGTGGGCGAGTAGTCACCTGGTTCTTGGCTACTGAGAATGCTCCTGTCGAGGACAAGAACCTAGGCTCATCAGGGACCTGCTTCTTATGCTGTTGATATACGAACCCAGCAATCTCCATTCCTGGATATAGAATGCTTGCAGCCCAGGTGTATAGGCTAATCTGGGGGTCTGTATCGAAATGTCCTGTTTCGAAACGTGCTGCCGTTTTATAGTCCAGGATCCAGAGACGCCCGAGCTCATCAATAATGATCCTGTCCATTGTCCCCGTAACAACTGCCTCATCCCATCCATAGGCCTGGAGTATATCCTCAGGGATAGGTAAGGAAATTCTAAACTTAACCTCTGTCTGTGGAACCCCATTGACGTGGTAAGTTCGTAAGGGATCACGGCTTCCCAGCCACACTTCATAATACCGAAGCATCCTTATACCGAGATCCACCAACTGCTCATGGTCGGTAGGAAGATTAGCCCTAGAATCCCTCTTACTCCATTTAACCCAAGCCATGTGATAGGCTCTAAGGGCTTCTTCTCCATTAGGGAACTTCCGGAACCCATGTCTATCTTCCAAAGCCCAATGAATAGCTGACCCGAGCCACAGAGGATTGGCACGTGCCTTCCCTGTACGATTACCTCTATGTACCCAAGACCAATCCCACTTACGTCTGCACTCTTTGAACGTGACTCGGTCAGAGTTCCTTATGAAGGCAACCCTTCTTGGCAGTAATCCATTTCCAGGGTGAGATTCGGTCCCAAGGCGCGGCTTAACCTTACTCCAAAGGGTGAACTGTTCAGCACCCAGGGTTACGATCGGGTTCTCAGGTGTGAAGTCATTGAAAGTGCTATCAGGACTTTCATCCCAACCGGCTCCTCCAAAGTCATCATCCACCATTGCCATACTCTATCTGCCTCCCGATTCTAGTATTATACAATGATGTCATAAGGAAATCAAGGAAGAAATTAGGCGGTGTCCAAATTATTTTAATGATCCTAAACCCTGTTGGAGCATACGGCGGACATTGTCGACATTATGTAAGGTACGATTGGTATAGACGGTTTTCGAGTTTAGAATCTCCCACTGTTCTTGATCCGTCACAGCATTGTTGTGCTGGATGTAATAGAAGTTGACAGGGAGGACAGTTGTAAGACGGTGCTGACGATCTTCCGCCTGTTTATTCTCTTCAGGGTTATACTCCGCCCCAAGAAAGACACCCCATGAAGCCGTGTCAAGGTCAAAACTCTCCGCGAACTTAATAGATACCAATGCAATGCTGCCATGAGGGGCGTTCTTCTTGAACCTAGTAAGGGCTTCATCCAATGCTAACGTATCCATACCCCCTCGTAGTTCGATGATATGGTTTGGATCATACCCTTCAGATTCAAGGCGGGCTCTCAGAAACGGAAATACCTTTGGGAAGGGTGTATAGATACACATGTGGGTAGAGTCGGCCTCTTCTAGCTTCTCGACAATCCAATCAATACCAGCACCATCAGGAGCACCAGGATCGAGTAGCTTAGGGCAAACCAGAAGTTGCCTGAGACGAACAATCCTAGCCAAGACAGTAGGGCTAACAATAAGAGAGCCTTCAGTAAGTTCTGCAAGAGACTGTTCCAACAGTTGAACATAGACTTTCCTTTGCCAATCTGTCATATCGATGTACACGGGTTCCCTTTGCTTTTGCGGAAGCTCTGAAGCCACCTCAAGTTTGGTGCGCCGAATAAAGTAGCCTGCGAGTTGCCTCTGCAGCTCAGGAACGTTCTTAGGTCCTAGAAAAGCCTTCCCACCAAAGACCTGATCCACTGTATGGACGTAGGAATCAATAAAACGCCAGTAAGAAGACCAAGTACGGCGATCAAGAAGATGCAGCAGGCCCCAGAGATCCTGTGGACCGCGCTTAACAGGGGACCCCGTGCAGATGATAAACCAGGGCGACTGGAGCCTTTTGAGGGCCGCATAAACTTTGGTCTTCCTGTTCGCGTGCTTGTGGGCTTCGTCGGTGAAAATAACTTGCCAGAATATTGGCACATATCCAGCAGCCATATCTCTGACGAAGAGTTCTCGGGTACAACAGACAAAAGCATCCGCATTCCTTGTACACTGTTTCCATTTAGCCATACGTACGGCAGGCGTTCCAGAGATGCGAACAGGCAGTTGAAGTCCCCAAAATGGTGCCAGACGCCACCATGTGTAGAGAGCATTATTTCCAGCAAGGAGTAACGCTGGTCCCAGACCACCATTACTGGAGGCATCGGCTCGTCCTGTTTCTGCCCTACGAGATTTACTGAGCCTGACCCATATTGAGTATGCCACTCCTGTCTTGCCGAGACCCATCTCGTCCGCAAGTATAACTCTACCTGGGTGTATGATACGACCTCTGGTAATGGCATGGTTAACAGCTTCCTCTTGAAAGGGTCTTAGAGTATATCTCTCTTGCTCCACCCTACTTTTCCTCTGTATGCGACATTACAAACAGAGCCGTATCCAGACTACTGTTGCAAGCATTGTAGTGCCCAATGAACTCCCCCATCAGCTCGATGAACCTTTTACGTTCTTCCTGCCGGATAGAAAGGATGGCCCCCTCCATACCTTCAGTAGTAGTCAGATCATGTTCCATGTCAGTGTACCTCTTCGCCTTCATGAAGGAAGACAGGATGTCTTGGAGCTACTCCTGGTGTGGAGCCGTGCACCATGTATTTGTACGTGAACCGTCTGCCCTCCAGCTTGTGACGCTCATTGAACAGACGGGTCCTGAGATCGGCGTCCAGCCCAGAGCCGCAACTAAAGCTCCAATTATGACCAGTACTATCATCCCGAGCCAGAAGGTTACCCACCATATCGACAGTGGTTTTACCCCCCTTCTTGGAGGATCTGACCTGGAACCCTCGGGTATCGGTTGTTGCTTCATTTTCATTCCTCTCTAGGAGTTCATAGCCTGTAATGGTAGCTGTACTACGGTCCCATGCTTTCACCTTGAGCATGGCAGCTTCTCTCATTGTAGCACGACCCTGCTTGTACTTGGATAGCAGATCCCGTATAATAAGACCTTCATAGCCAGTCTCTGCCGCCTGCAAAACGAGTTCTTGTACCTGACTAGGATCTCTCAAAGGCACCTGGGGGATCACCCAGATATCAGACTTCACAGAGACAGATAGTTGCTGCAGTACTCTCTTGTTTACTGAACGTAGGCGGCCGTCGTAAGTGGTTGAGGCATTGACATCATCGAAGACACACCACGTTGCCTTTACTTTGTCGGCGATCGATGTCACAGCCATTGCTCGCTTCATGGTGTCAGGACCATAAGGCAACCCCACTACAAGCTCTCCATCCAGTCCTGCAAGCTCTCCACTTTTGAACTGGTTCTGGACATAGACGTTCCGGATAGGTTTCATCGACCGAGACATGAGCACCCCATTGAGGTTGGTTGCTCGAATGCCGTCGATCTTCCAGGAGGCTACATACCTACCAGGATGTGCTCGTACCAGGCTGCGTAGGAAATCCATTCCAGGAACCTGTGATGTAGCCAACATGGGACGGAAAGGCTTATTTGCAAGGCTCACTTCTGGAACTCCCCAGCATGATAGTTTGTCATGATTGCATTCCGTACAGCCTTAAGCTGTAGAGATAGCCTCTCTGAATGCCCCTTAGGTACTGTACACCCTGTGCTAGGTGATGTACATTCATTACCTGCAGCCTCCTTGCATAAAGGGCAAGGCACCATCCAAGTGTTGAAGCTACTTAGGTGCTGGTCTAAAGCCTCGGGGATATTTGTCCCAGGTTCCATTTGCTACAAGCCTTCCGCGTAAAGTTTGATATGAGACACCCAAAGCCTTACAAGCATCTACTGCTAAGATAGGTGCTCCGTCTTGGCCTGGGACATACTTCGGAGGTATTCTTTTTGTTATTCCTTGCTGTTGTGGAGTAGCCCACCTGACATTGCCAGGCTCATAATTCCCATCAGGGTTGGGTGCCCTGTCAAGGCTCATCGCCTTAGCAGGTTTGAGTCCCATATACTTCAGGAAGCTTTGGTAGGCCTCCTCGAAGTCTTCTGCTTTCGTATCCTGGAAGACGAAGGATGCCTTTAACGTTATGGTCCCAAACCGCAAGCTTGAGGGCACCCACTCTTCATGAACTTTAATGCCTCGCCCACCATACTCTGCAAAGCTTACATGTGCCACATGATAGCAGCGCATCAACATATTACGCCAGGCCATCCGAGTACTCTTCTCAGCATCGTACGGCAACAGTTGGCGTTCAGCCTTCTGCTTCTTAAGCCGTGCAATGTAGCCTGGCGTCTTCTTGATCATAGCTTCTATGTGCCTTCGAGTGCCTACATTTCTCGGATGAACTTGAGAGCTGCCTCATTAACCTTGGAAAGTGCAGTGTAGGCCCTCTGCTGTCCTATGAGAGTTGCTCCCGTAATCCCTACAACTTCTTTGGCAAACCTGGCCGCCTTCAGATGTAGGGCAGTCAGGTTGGCCTGCAGGCGATCATTCTCCCACTTCTCAGGGGTCTGCATCTTATGTATATCTGAAGATGGATCCCAAAGCAGGTATCTCGAGATTATTACTGCACCAAAGCGTGCACCAGACGGGTCAGGACATTTAACCAGTTCATGCCATTGAACGAGTGGGCGATGAAATGTAATACCTTTTTGGCATATGGGAGGCTGTTTGAAGATTGGTACGTATTTGTGGTTGTCGGTGTAGATGACTTCATCTATGCCTTCAAGATTGGTAAAGGTCCCAAGGACTTGGTAGATGCCTCCTTTGTAATGCTTGTAGTAGGCGCCTATCTTCAACATGTCAGGAGATCTCCTCAAAAGGTAAACGTGGGAAACGTGGTAGGCAAGAACAGGCTCCTGGAGTCGGACAGCCTTGAGGCTCTTCGAATTCAGATCTGACTGCGTCAGCAGCATCTATCGGGTTGCGTGCGGGCTTGGAAGTATCTTGGGCTAGAAAGGCAAGTACCTCAGGATCCCAAGGTCTATCGGGATGATTCCGATACATGATGTTGGCAATTGCCCGATACGTCCGAAAGGCTGCAAACTCCAATGCACGACGAGGCCAATTGATATGCTGTGGAAATTGCCAAGCACAATGGAAGATAGCACCTGCATGGTAGTTACCTATCCATGACAGGAGAAAGAGGTGATCACCATCTACAACCTGCAGATGTTCGAAGAACACAGCCCTTTCCCGGGCGTCCTTGTTCCTGAAGTTCAGACGGGTATTGTATTCCCCGTCAAAGAAGATCACACCATAGGCAAGCTTCCTGATTTCCGCCACGGTAGTATCCGTCAGATAGACTCCTCGCAAGGTGGGCCATTTGACATCTGTTCCTCGCATGGCAAAGATTGGAGAATCTTCCAATGGAAGCCTATTCCGCTTGATTCCTACCTTGGTATATTTCGAGCTCATCTCTACCAGTCCTGATCTGCTACACGATCATTGACAGCCCATCCAACAATACTGCTGAAATGACCATTGAAATAGCCTTTGAGGTCTCCCTTCAAGGCATTGTAGGCCTTAACAGGGATAGGCTGCCGCCTGGTCTTCTTTGGATCCCTATTGCTGGGATAGATCAGGCAATTGAAGTGGGTCATCTCTCCCATCCCAACCTCAGGTATTGGTTCAGAACTCGCAATCGGAACCTGAACCTTGATGATCTCTCTACTCACTGTAACCTCCAAGAAGTATTTGTCGACAAGCTCCTCCAGAAAGGCTCTAGGCAAAGGAGATCTCTGAAGGATCTCTTCTACCCTCTCCTTAGACAGGATGATGTCGATGATCATGACGTGCCATCCGTTCTTGGAGTCTGTGCCCCGATGAATTTCAGATCAGCTTTGTTCGATACCAACACTGCATTGGACTTATGCATTTGTACCGAACAGTATTGTTTCTTAGGCGTGCCGCAACTCAGACAGGTGCGATACCCTAAAGCATGACGACGAGGATCAAACTCCTCACCGCAAAGACAACACTCTGGCCATTCCTCCATCAGAAAGGGATCTCGTCGCCATTGGTATCCAGAGCCTGTATATCTGCTACATGCTCATCGTCTGTCCTGAATGGTATAGGAGAAGGAGGAGCTTCGACAGGCACTTCAGGAACAGGAAGTATGATATGCTCTGCAGAAGCCTCGGGGAAAGGCTTAACCTCAAGATACTCCAGAGCAGCAATCAGGTCAGACACTTCAGGATGCAAGACAAGACTCCTAACCTCTGTACAATACTTGACGCCATGTATTTGGCTAGTCAGCTTCTCCAGCAACTTGAAGTCGTCATGCGATATGACATACTTCTGATAACCTATCGTAACCACCAACTCACGCATATGTGCCTCCTTTTGCGCGCAAATCCAAGGGCTTCGCCCATGCGTCAGAGCCCCCGCAAACACATCCTCAGATATGCAGTATACTCTGCAGCTCTTCGAACCTTTTCCGAATCAGTCTCAGAGAACATAATCTTCTCCAGGCCTGCCAGGAGGAGTTCAATCTGAGGACGATCCGCCTCAATAGTAGTCTTCTTGGTATTATGCAACCTCTCAGGCTTTCCTGAGATTATTGCACCCATCCATTCTTCTGGAGTCGCTTCACCTTCAGACATCGAGCCAGATCCAAACCAGAACACGTACAATAATGCCTGCAAGGATTACGATCCAACCAAGCACCCAAACATCTCTAGTCCAGGTAGCAAGCAAAGCAGACGTAAATTCTTGCTCTTTACGTGGAAGATTGCCCCATGCTAGGAAGCACATCAATGTTCCTACAAAGATAGCTGTATCAACCAGCTTGACCCAGATCATATCAACGCTCCTTCCTGATCTTATTATCCATGTCAAGTTGACCTCCACGACGAAGCGCCCCAAGATAATTCGCGACCTGCATATCCCGAATTCTGAAATCAGCCTCCCGAGAATTAGTTACCCGAAAGAAGCCATTATCATACCAACACTTGCAGATGTCGAGCTTTTCTTCTGTAGTCTTACCCTTCATATAGAGCCGAACACGCTGCCAATCAGCATGCTGAACACAATGCACTTGTGCATCTTGAGGTGATATACCAGCAGCGATGCTCCCTGTCCACTGTCTCAGCATGCTCATAAACTCCTTGCTTCTATTTGAAATTATACAATAGTGTCCTTGGGACAAGCAAGTGTCTAATTATTAAAGTTTTTTAATGATTGATAGGTCCTTTTCGGCGATAACATCCAGGATGCGTACAGCCCTCTGTTCTGCAGTACCTGCCCTACGGAGGGTGTGATAATTGATTTCCATGTCTTTCAGGACTCCCCTCAAAATGAGGTCATAACGATACCGATAGCCTTCCATGACCTTACGCATGCCGTCATCCTGCCCCGGAAAAGTCATCAAAGGGAAGTAGAACACGTAGTGAAATGTTTCCAGGCGCTTTTTAGTTAAAGACCTAACGCGGCACAAAGTCCCATAATCGATGAAGTCGCCGCAATAATTCAGGTAATAGGCGAAGTGATCTGCAGGAGATCTGTCGGAGACTATGTTGTCTCTCGTCCTAAACGTCTCCCATTGCCCCTCGCGGATCTGATCCTGGATAAGGATCTTCATGGGGGGCGTGAGTAGATCGAAATCTTGCTCCATTGCAATTTTGTTGGCTGCGTAGACTTGTCTAGAGATGCTAGGCACCGTCTCAAGAGTAGTCAGGTTCAGGAGAGCAGCCATGGTGGTTGTCTTACCCGTTCCTCCGGCACCGCAAAAAGCTACACGCATGTTATTGATCCCTTATTGCTGGTTGTGAAGGCCATAGGATGTAGTAGGCCGCATGCCTCATACTATCCCTGGCATGATTTTGGCCTCTGTTGTAGAACCCCCATTCCTTCAATTTGTTATCCGTACAGAAGCCTTTCGCAACTTGAGCCATCTGTTTGACGTACGGAATCCGAGGACGCGAAAACTGGCATATAGCTTCAATGCTTCCAATGAAACGAGGAGTATGCAAAGCAGCCCAGGTATGCTGAACAGTCTTATGGCTATATACACGATAGTCCTCCATTACAACCTGTGCAGGTTTCAGATCTTGAACGTCTCCATACTTACCCCACTTCTCGATCCAGTCACGCATGATGCTAGGAGCATTGCGCATATCAGAGGTATTGAGCTGCTCCGCATGAATCAACGCAAACCCTGAGAAAACGCTTACACCTGTAGTCTCTCCAGGATCAATTGCAAGGAGTCTATACGGCGGAGGCTTCTTCCTCGGACCTTCTGGCAGCTTCGACCAAAGCTCTTGCAAGTTCATATTTCATGCGCTCTTCTTCTGTCATAAGGCTCGGTAACGGAGGAAGTGTATATTTTGCCCCCGTCGGGATTTTGTCGATCCGGACATCGTAAAGGAGGTCTTTCCGAGATTGCCGAAGCTCAGCAGCAGCTTCAGATGTCTTAGCCTTGAGCTCAGAAGGGTAGATCTTACGAGGCTTGCCAAGCACCTTGTAATTCGTAATAGCTCTTGTCTTTTGACCCTTCTTATCGCTTTGGGCTTTAGGACCCCATTCTGGGTGGTTCTTGGCACGGGCTTTGATCGTACCGTGATCTACTCCCTCATGATCAGCCATATCAAAGATGGAGATTGAGGGGTCTTTCCAAGCCTTCTCCATATACTCCTGAGATTCCTTGGACAGCTTGATCATGGCACGGACCTTAACCTATGCTTGTAGGAGTGAAGAAGACAAAAAGAACCCCAGGAGCTTTCGCTCCCAGGGCTGAGTTGTAGCTACCGTCGATGAAGGGAGGGAGGACTACTCGACGGATTCTTCGGCCGGAGGCATCTCGGCATCGGCTGTCATCTCGGCATCGGCTGCGGTCGGCACGGTCTGACCTGCTGCTTCTTTCTTGGTCTTCCATGCTTTGAAGCCGGCGAACACGATCTGGTAAGGCACCGGCGACAGCGACAGGCCGGCGTTCAGTTCCTTCGTGATCTCGGATTTCGTCGCACCGGCATCGAGGCGTTTGTGGATGTAGTCGATGCGAGCTTCGCCGTTCGTCAGCATGATGCGGGCGCCGGTCTTCTCGGATTTCGGCTGATGGGCTTCGTGAGCGGCGAGCACCTTGCGTGCGCTCTCGACTTCCGTATCGCTGGGTTTCGGAGGCAGCTCGCTCACAGTGCCGACGCCGGCTGCTGGAGTCGCGGCCGTTTCGACTGGCGGCAGTTCGGCTTCTGGAAGGGTCTCGGCCAAGGAGCCGACTTCGTCTTCCTTGGTCATCATGCTTTCGTGGGTCTGATTGTGTTGGCCGTGCGGTTTGTGTGCCATGGTAGCCTCCTGTAATTGAGGGATGCTCTTGCACTATTGCAATGCTATCTGCTCGCTTACAATAAGAATTATACAATAGCATCCTCGAGGTCCTCAACACAAATTACACGGTCAGTCCATTAAACTTTGTTAATCTAGTGGTTATCTGGATCTGGGTCTTTATTCCGGGCCTGGGCCTGACCAGTCATCAGGGTCATCATACTCCCAAGGGTATTCAGGTGCGTGATCACATTCCCACCACAGCCATAGTATGGTCGGGATGGCTACAATCAGCCACATCTTGACCCACCACATGTTAAGGTTCCTTTCCTACGCACCAAAAGATCTTATTACCTTCTATGCCCCGCATTCTCACGTTGCATACCTTATCCAAAGTACTACGATGGGCCATCATATACTTACCTAATCTACGTTGGTTAGATAGCTGTACATTCTGCATGTACTCAGCTGCTCCGCTTGCCCAATCACAGACATCTACCGTCGCAAACTTGACATAGCCAGGCTGCTTCGTGAACTCAGACTGTTCTAAGGCATCAGAGACATAGTCTTTGATCCCGTTAAGGGTCCAGTCAGCATCGGCCATCGAGGTAGCTTGTACCTCTTTAATGACCGTACGTAGGAAATCCGTATTAAGACCTATGACACGTCCAGCAATCGTAAGGCACTGCTCTAGGTGAGCCAACCTATTGGAGGTGACAAAGTCATCATCCCAGCCACCTTTCTTCTTTTCCCTAGCAGCCATATTCAAGAAGCGATGCATGAACACCAACTGATGGGCTACCCAAGCTTCTCGACCTCCATGCTTATCCAAATGCTTTGATGCCCAATCACCGTCAGGCTTTTTACCTAATGAAGCAGCCTCAAAGATGGCAGCTCTCTGGATAATATCTGTATTCGTAAAGGGCATGTTGATTGCGGTAATAGCAAAGGTACAGGTAATAGGAGCCCGTATCTCTTCAGTCTCCGTATATAACTTCCGCATCCCAATCATAGGCTTAGGCTCAGTAATGAGACGACATATCTCGTCGCTCATCTTCTGCTTTAGATCGGACTTACTGAAGTGTACGTTATCCGTTACATGAAGGCCACCAGCATTACTAATGCTAGCGTACCAATCACGGATATCGTTAGGTATATTCCTGAGCTCCGTGCGTCCCGTGAGAACTGCCAAGCGAAGGCCGTACAAACTGCTTTTACCACTTCCAGCTTCCCCTAGCATGATTTCGATAGGTAATTGGGTTCCCTTCCACCTTTGGAAGAAGGGTGAGATATAGAACAGAAGCAAGGCATAGTCTCTCATAGCCTTGCCTGCAGGCGTCAGTGTATCAGAGTCAGCATTGATGATGCTATTCCGACCTAGATTCGAATCATAGACAGCTTCAGCCCAAAAAGGCTGGAAACCTTTATTGGCTTGGAATTCCTCGAAGTACTCTAAAACCTTCTCAGTATCTAATGGTTCGACCTGGTCGCTCTCAAAGAGGATATTGTTCGTTCCATTAACATGGAGCCGTAATGGATCGGCAATGTCACCGGATACTGCAAAGTATTCCGAATCACTTGCCTGGACTGCGACTCCATTAGGATTCTGAGGGTCGCTATCGTGTGAGATAAGGCATGTGACCCTTTTAGGGTGAACATCGGCAATAGGCTCCTCCCCAGTAAATTGGGAGGCCAACCATATAAGGACCCGCTGATCATTCGCAGTGAGTCCGAATTCCTTGTAGATAAGCGTGCCAAAAGGGCTTTTATGTAAAACTCTGCCATCGCGGGCGAGAAGGACGGCAGGCATGAGCTTATGAGTCTTTCCGTCGTAGTAAAAAGGCTCTCCTGTACCAGGATCTCTAAGCCTGAGACCTCTGGCATCAAGTTCAGTGAGGATGACACTAGCAACTTGCTGCGTAGATTTCCGACTGAGGGCATTCTCCAATTGAGCGTTGACATATCCTCTTGGGTTAGGATGCTTTGGAAAAGCTTGTCGGTCGTTGAATGCGAATCCCAATCGCTGGAGGAAGTCAGGTAAGTTACCTGCGACAAGATAGTCATCGAGTCCTGTCTTGGATCCTTTACCTCCCTTGTCAATAGATTGATCGGTACCGTCTTCGTCCCCCAAGCCTGATCTAGAGTCTCGTCTACCCATATCAGGTAGGATGATTTGTCTGATTTGAGAAGAGGTAAGCCCTAGGAATCTGAGTTCGTATGCGAGAACAGCTGCTGCACGTGCTACCTCTGCTTTCAAAGTCCCGAGACGGTCACTGTCAAAGATGATAAACACTGTCAGGTTCAATTGCAAGATCATGTCGATCAGATCTGCAAAGCCTTCTGCCAATGTAGCTGTCTCTGGCAACCGAGAATCATTTGATGGTAGTCGGGCCTTAATAGGGCTTTTATCTCCCTTTGAGCTTAATTCCGTCTCAGAGCTCAATGTAAGGGTTCTGTTACGCCAACTGTCTACTCCCCCGAGACCAACAGTAGGTATACCCATTTTCGTGGCACAGGCTGCCTTCTTCTCGCCCTCCGTAATAATTACCAGCTTCATGCTGGGATTCTTCTTACACCAGTTGAACAAGGTTTCTTTGAACCCTGGTGGGAAATATATATGGTTTGGAGCCTTCTTAGGCTGTCTATATCTTGTACCGCCTTCCTTATCCGGGTTGAGGATCTTTATCCGATAAAAAGGTAACAGTTCCTCATTTAGCGACAAGTATGGTATTACATAACCATCTGTTTGGCCGCCACACCCTGCTGTAGCTCTCTCACTCCCACCCAGGACACGTATTTGCATGTCTTCAGGTGTAAGACCAGAAGCCTCTAGATCTGCCAGGACCGCTTCAGAAGGAAAATCTCTTGAACGGCTGGAATCTGTACGCTTGATAACTGTCTGGGAATTAGAACCGAAGCCGGGTGGGGACGACTTACTCCCCGTATCCACTTCCACGTTCTAATTCTCCTAGGGCCAAATAGGTTCTTGTACCTGCTGCAATTCGGCCTCTGCAGGAGCTGCTACAGGAGGCGCGAGACTGATCTTAACCAGGGTCCGAAACTGGCCAATATTGCTGGTAGTAGGCTCCTCTTTACGGACCACCACACCTTCATTGATCATCTCCTGTAATACGGGCCTCCAGAGCCTTGGAGACATATTCGGGCCTATCGAGATCTGCAACATCGAGGCCGACAGTATAGGATAATGGGTCAAGATGAACTCGATCCTCTCCCGAATGCGGGTTGCATCTTCCCGAGGAGCAAGCCTAGCATTATCTATCTGCTCTGCAAGCTCAACATGGTCTGTTGTTACCGTCATTATACTTTTCCGATTCCTACTGGTTTGGCTGGCTTGGCCTTAAATCTGATCTGGGTCATGGTCAAAGGCACCTCACATTTCCGAAGCAGAGAGGGCCACTGCTTCAAGGTTTCCCTAACTGCATCAGGAGAAATCCTTGTCTGCTGGAAGGAGATCTTTGTCGCCGCAAAAGCGTCTCCATGGGCCTCAGGCTCGTCTTTGGAAAGTTCGATTTCTTCTCCTGTCTCGTCATCTTTGACCTTAAACATTGTTGCAGGCCATCTCGCCTTCAAAGCTGCCCCATACATCTTGTCTAGGGCCTTTAAGTTATTCATCTCCTTCCTGATCTCACCTACAGTATCAACGAGCATAACCACTGTAGCATTGGAAAGGTCTGGAACTCGGAACTTGTCTTCTCGTACACGCTGTCCGACAATTTCAAGGCCCAGTCTTTCGGCGATCTGTAAGGGTGTCCACCCTTGCTCAGCCAATACTCCGAGTACTTCATCCAAGAAGTCATCGGCTCCTGTGGAGGCATATTCGACGGCATCGATTTCATCCTCCAAGGTTGGAGCCTGTTTGAATTCTGTAACCTGTAGGCTGTCAAGATAATGCTTGACAGTAGCTCTCCTACCTCTTGAAAGTAGGGTTATCCCATCTTCATTGACACCCATAACCGCTACTCCACCCAACAATCTACAATTATACCACAATCTCAAAGGGCATATCAAGGAAGAATTTTAAGCATCCTTGAGAGGCATGTTGAACAGCTTACATCCTATGGTATAGGCCTCAGAGAATTCCGAGAGGCCGTATTCGCCCCCATTGACCAGCCTCCGTGCCTCTGCAAGGTCACCCTTCATGAGGGCACGCTTCATTGCCGTATAGACACGACTGATATAGATAGCCAAGAGATCAGCAGCCATATCAATGGTATTAGCCAGCTCTGGGTTACTAACAATGTCTACCCCCAAAATATGTCCTTCTTCGGTGTAGTTGTTTAACCCCGTAAGTTGGATGAACCCAGAGCCTCGGTAGTTCGCCCCATCAGGAGCTCCTCTATTGCCGAGATCTTTCCGATTGTCATAGAGGTCGAAGTCGTGTAGTGCATGAGGGCTGGTGTTGTATCGGGAGACGAACTCCCTCGTAGGGATCCAACTCTCACACTCTGCCCGAATTGTTGCTAGGGCCGCTAGGACTGTACGTGTTTGGATGATGTCGTACTTCTGTAGACTGGCCAAGACATAAGGCAGGTTGTTCGTAATCGATCTCACATGCGTATTGGGGAACATCTTGGCGACCATTGCCACAGTGATGTCAGGGAAGATGGTAGGTGCTACAGAGGCAGCAATCTCTGTAGGGCCTGCCCCAAGATCCTCCAACGTGATCTCGCCTGCTTTGCCGTCATCCAGAAGCCCTTGGCTGAGCTGGAAGTTCTTCAGAGCTGCTTCCGTACCAGGTCCAAAGCTGCCATCAGCATTGCCTGGATTGAATCCTGCTTGCTTCAGAGCATTCTGCAATTTGACTACTGCAGGACCACTCATACCCTCTACCAGCATGGGAGGTAGAGCGGAATTTCGGGCGATCATGGAAACTTTGGGAGGAGTACCCTTACCACTGTTAGCTGTTGTCACTGGCGCTGTCATTTGAATGCCATCCTATTTCTTCTTGACTGTGGAATGCGGAAGATTCCTTTGGGTGCAGTAGCCTCCAAAGAAGTTAGGTTGGTGTTTGAACTCGTCCAATTTGGACATGCAGCTGTTGTAGTCCTTCCGCGGGATCTCTACAACAGCTTGCGACGTCACCAGGAACAAAACCAGCGTCCACGTAAACATGGGGATGCGTCTTTCACTCCGTTAATGCAGAAAGTCCTTCACTAGACATGCTGCTGTTCAGATGGAATTGGTCATGCTCGTTTTCGTAGTAAATGAATGAACCCCCCTCCAGTTTGACCTTGATATCTGGTTTGTCGGCGATCGCCATATATCGCCTGCCCCAGCTGACATGCTTGCAAGCAGCTGCGCCACTACGCATAGTAGCAGGACAATCGCAACGACCCCCTCCGCGTATGTCGCCACGCAAAGAGTACTCACTGTGTACATCCCCATCCAGTGTCTTGGTGATCTTGAGCATGGGTTTCTGTGTTTCCGGATCTGCTACCAGTTTGAACAGGTACTCGAACGGAGCTACTTTACGTTTGCTGGCCATTACATAATCTCCTAACTAACCAACCATCTTGGTTAAAGCTACCTCTAACCTGTAGAGGTAACCTAAACCATGACAGATCAGAACAGAACAGAACAGAACATAACATCGCCTATTTGGTGAACTTCATCCAAAGCCTTGTCCGCTCTGCTGACCACATCCTGGAACTCAGACTTGCGTTCTTCACGACGCCGGATCAGCAGGGCCAGGATATTGCGAAGATGTCCATTGGACAGCTCTGCAACCTTGATATCTCGACCATCCGCAGTAGCCCAAACAGCAGCCCAGTTGGGATGTGCTTGGATCATCTCCTGAACCTGAAGTCTGGAAGGCGTCGCCCGAGAAGAGAACCACTTCGTGTTCAGTTCAGGGTTCTGAACACGTTGCTTGAGCTGTTCGTTTTCAGCCTTCAAAGCTTCGTACGTATCGACGGGAATCGTCATCTCTCGAATCTTTCTTCCCCCCTCGTCTCTCGCCCCACTTGCAACTGTTTCTGCCTGCACAGGTATCCCACACCTGGTTATGCGATCATTGATCTGCTTTACCAGGCCCTTCAGCTGGTTGTGGGAATATTCAAGGTCACCAAGGCGGATATCGATGAATCCGATCGTCTGCTTGGTTGATGCCTCTTCATAGGTAGGCGTGCAGGCTGAATAGGCCTTGGTCGTAAGAGGACTGCAAGCAGCTGCTTCGGTCGAGGCTGCTGCCTCTAACTCGGCCTTCTTTGCCAGACGAGCTTGACGGCGATGGAGAGCCTTTGCCTTCCTCTCGGCCTCTTCCTTGTTGGCTTTCCGGGTGATGGCTGCTTTCTGTCCACGTGTCAGTGTCTCGTACTCAGTCTTTGCCTTTGATTTCCGTACCATTACGCAATAATTCCTCTACTACGGCCTTGGCCCGATTGTGGTCCTCAATAGCCTTCAATACGTTTGCTATGGCAAACTGTTGAGCCTGGTGAGCTTTGTTGACCTTGTGTCTGTTGAGCTTCTTAGCCCTACGTTGTTTCTGTTGCCATCCCATTCCATTACCCTTCCCTAACCCAATGCTGTCATCTCGGCCGGCAGTCCTACGTATTACGTACGACTTCCGGAACAGTATCTTCGATGATGCTTTCGGTGAAGTCGCGCATGGCATTGGTGAGCTTCTGCTCTAAAGTCAAAGCCTTTGCAGGATGATCATAATCCATGAAGTTGGCGACTGGAACAAGCCCGAGAGTGGTCAAGCAGTTCTCACAGAGAAGGCCTTTGGCTACTGAAGTGCCCTTGTATTCCGCCATGTCGCGGCCATCGGGCTCCAACGTGTTCGTACGGACATGTATCCGTCTCATGCCGAATACATTATCCTGGTCGCATTTGCACATATCGCATGTGATCGTGATTTTAACGCCCATCAGTGTCTTCCTCTTCTAGGTACGCCGAATAGACGAAAGCGTGCCTGCTTACGAATAATGGCATTGTTGACAGCCTTCATGACTTTTACCTCAGCCTCTGCATCCAGCAGTAATTGATCCAGTTCTGCAAGTTGTGCTTGTACCTCTGCAGAATGAACAACAACCTCTTCTGTTTCCTCAGGTAATCTGATCTTCTTCAGATTATTACCTGCACCTTTCAGAAGTGCCTGAAAGTCAGCTGCTGAAATCTTATCAGTCATAAAGCCTCCTCCAACCTCATGTTGGTAGAAATAGCCCGTTTATATGCGCTGAGACGCAACGTGCTACTTCTATCAGCATGAGACTGAGTTAGCCTACCCAGCCTGGCAAATCTAAATTCCTATTCCGACTACACATCCGATCCAACAAGCACGATTGTGGAAACCCACAACCTAGGCACTGATGAAAATCCTTCTTCTCCATGATTGGAGGTGCTATCCGACGTCTGACAATCTCGTCATAACTTTCTTTCGCCTGCTCAGTCAATGTAACTGATGCAGGCCTTGTCACCTCTTCGAAGCCTACAACCTGAATCTCACTGACTAGATCGCAGAAGGCATCCAAGCAATGCTCGTCATGGCCAATAACAGCTTCATTCATGAGATGCTCGACGATTTCCTTCGACATTGCCTTATCCGAGATTCTCACCCGAACAATAGCCACCTTTCCATCATCACCTGAACTCTTAGACATTTCCTTAGTCCTCAACAATCATTATACCTGCATCAGCCATTGCACTAACCCAGGTAGCCTTGATCTCATCGAACTCCTTTTCATTCAGTTTTCCCGATAAAGAGAGCTTCATGACAGCTAAAGAGTACTCCCTGGTAGGCGTAAGAATCTGACTAGCCTTGACTACACGCATAGACATAAGAATTTCCTCTCCTTGATATTCTATTATTATACTAGATGCCCTATAACGAAATCAAGTGCCAAATAGGACAATTAACAAAATTTAATTGTCGCTCTCCTCACGGCGAGGCTTCGTAATCGGTCCTGGAATTTTCGCACCAACCCTTAACGGAATTGTCAGCTGGTCAGACTTCAAACCATTGATCCGGACGACGCAGATCCCTCCGATGTTGATCCACAACACGGAGGCATCATCATTCCAGCTGACTTCAACAGGCCCTTGTGGGTATGTGATGTCTGTGAGGTTGTCGCAGAGATCATTCTCAGTAGGATTCAACAGGTTTCGAATTGTCATGTGTCTGACTTTTGGTTAACGGGAGAAGAAACACTTCGCGTCGGGCTTTAGCCCTTACCTTGGATTACGCGCGCTAGAATGCCGGAGTATCGTCGTGGATATCAAGCCCACCCATATCCTCTCCGTCATCTTGGTCGAGTTCTTGCCAACCCTCACAGAGATCAGACAGTTCCGAGAAGCCAGGCATCTTATAGATATTCCGGTCCTCAGGCGCCCTCAACCACACGTCATTGAGAAGGTTGAGCATTCCATTTGAATTGTGCTCTTGCAGGAACAGATTGAACTGCCCCACCGTGAAGGTGCTATGGGTCCCAAAAGGGCCGGCCATTGATTGCATTCTCGGTACAGGTAAGAACTCGACAACACATGCTCGGATGTTGTCTTCGTCGGCCTGAAGTCTAGCCCACCACTCTTCCTCTGTCATTACAGCCTCCATTCACTCCCGAAGATAGACGTGCCACACAAAGGCACCCTGCCCACTGAAAAACGTCCCGAGGTACTTTCCGGGATTGCTCGGAAGCTCCCAGCCGGTACCGTAGATCCTTACCTCAACAGACTCCTTGTGGTTGGTAGTAACCACCTCTACCCAGAGCATAAGCTCCTCATTCTGGACGCCGACATGTAGAGGCTTTGCACCGGCCGGCATCTGGATCACTTGCCGATCTGTAACCCTAAGAGGGTACTTCCATATGTTCCTTGACATTATCCTTCACCTCCTCCACCCGGAACGTTAAAGAGGAGCAAGTCCGGGTACTTGCTCCTCCTGCTGCCTAACGTTCTAACAGCTTGCCGGAGGATATGTTAGTGAGTATCCTCATACACTACACCTGTTCCGTTAAATGCGGACATCTCCATTGTCATTTGACGGGAGATAATGGTGTTCTGGTACGCGTAGTCATTGTGTAGCGAACCACACCGAGCTATTCATCCAGCTCACCCAGCCACAGTGCTGGTATCTTGGCACGTTTCTGTGCTCCATACACCGGCCACTTCGGTGCGGTTGCAGTAGTCCACGATCAGCATGTTTCTCGTCCTTGCGCTACGCGCTACGGGCTACCCGCTACGTTAGGGAGTAGTCCCGTCGGCGCCGATCGATCAGGAGTGGGTGTTGCTGCCTGTAACGTTTCCGAACAGCAAGTTGAACATTCGCCAAACCATTTGTGTGATCCTTTCTAGTCACCAACCCCACTGGTTGGAAGAAGCCATTCACTTGGAATGGTTTCCTTCAGCCCGCGGTGTGTCTGCCTAACCCTCTATGCCAAGATAGCGGAAGGCGTAGGATTCAGACTGTGTCGAACCCAACTTCTGATGTATCTCGTTGATCTGGTAATCGATCCGAGCCGCAATTGCGATCTCCTCGACGGAGGAAAGTGTCTTCAGATAATGCTCCTTGTAGTACTTGAAGCCTGCCTCCGTGAAGCCCCATTGAAAGGTAAGCCTCTTGGCATGTACGCTTGGAATCAGGTAGGCAATCCTGAGCCAAGCATCACCAGCGAACAGATGATCCATTTGCTGACCGAGAATGCGATGCATTCCCGCCGAACGGTGTTCTTCACAGAACAACGTCATACGTGGATTGTTGTACATGATTTGCTTCGCCATGTAGTCCAGATCCAAGATTCTGCAGGTAACCACGAAGCGGACATCCAAGTTGCCCTCTTGCAGGTAGTTATCATAGACCTGCTTCGCTCCTGGCAGGTCAGAGGCATAGACCTCGAACTCTTTGCCGTAAACCTTATCAGTCGCTATGACCGAATAGTTGATGACGTGTTTAGCTTCGCCTGCCATACATAGGCATCCTCTGTGCTAACCCAACAACAATCTGTTGGTGGCTGCCTCTACATGTAGCAAGAGTGTACATGTAGAGGTAACCATCAGCAGACCGTCAACGCGACGTAATCAGACGCTGTAAGTCGTCTGCGTCACCAGAAGATCACTGCCTTCAGCAACCTTCTCCTCGAGCACCTTCGTGACATGAGCGTTCAGCTCTGCCACATTGCCATTGCCGCTCTCTACTGCGACTTTCGTCGACGCAGAACCAGCAACCTTGTTACGACGTGCCGGCTGCAACAAGATGTTGCGAACGTGCTGATACAGAATCGGATCCCCGTTACGCGTCTTGAGTCCCGACTTCTGAATTGCCGTGCGCGAGTAGCCTTTCGCCGCCATTGCACGAATCTTGTCGCTCGTCGAATTGAACTGCGCGAAATCTGCGAGATTCGGAATCTCCGTGCTCGGCCGCACCGCGATAACCGATGCATTCGCTGTCGCTGTCGCTGTTGCTGTTGCCGCATTCGCCAGATTCCGCGTCATGATCTGTTCGACGCTGAGCGACTCCACTTCCGTGATCGCATCGCGCTCTTCATCCGACATCACAGCGCCACCTTCGACCGAATCCCAACCTTTCGGCGATTCCTGATCCTGATCCTGATCGACGACATTGCCGAGATTCACCTCGACAGCGCCGTTGTTCTCCTGAATCACCTCGTCGAAGCTCTGCACGATCTGCGTGTCGATCTTACGAGCCGCATTGCCATTGAACTTACCCATGTTGGTATCTACCTCATGTGCTCGCACATTGCGAGACTTCCCAGCAGGAGTGCTGGCAAAGAGAGCTGTCTCAGACTTTTGAGAGCTCCCTTTGTCAATGCTCCTGGTTCTTTTCATGTGCATATTTCCTTCTCTTGATTTGAAATTATACTACAAACCACTTGGGGCAATCAACTGGTTTTTTATTAACAATTGTTAAGCACGCCACTGGCCTTGTCATGATGTGATATCCGTTACCGCTGCTGTGAGCTCTGCCAGAGCATTCATGTCTTGTTCCATGATAGCCTTCTTGAACAGACACATCAAGTAGTAACTGTCCATCTCTGCAGTAACCTTACACTCTATGTGCAAGGTAAATTCCTCCTCTGTAGGTGGAGGAGCTGGTTTGGTGATTTTGACCGGAAAGGGCATTTTATTGGTCTCCTGTTTTTGTTCGTATGCTTATTATAGTCTAAGGGCTAATAAGGTTTCTAGTGCCAAATCATGTGCTTAACAAAATTTAATGAATGCACTTCCTACCTGGTGCTGCTTCAACAAAACCCCCTTTACGGAGGTTCTGTCGCATCTCACGCTTCAGCGAAGGTTTGTTCGCGCTATATTTCCGAACTGTGGAGGAGTTTGGCGGTGATGAATGTGCGTCCATGTTCAAGGAGGAAGCACTTCTGAGCTTCCTCAAATGTACCTTCGTAGTCACGTGAACAGCCGAGGTAGTCATGGATCACGTAACAATGTCCAGGCTTGCCAGGCGAATCATGTACCTCGAACTCTGTAGTAGCAACCTCCTTGGTTGCCTTGATGGTGTACGTGATGTCGAATGTCATGGTTGTCATGGTGTGCTAATTCTCCGTTTGGTAGTTGTTGTAAAAACCCTGCCTAACTCGCCAGCCTTACTGAAAGCGAATCAGTCGTTTGAATCAGTCGTTTGGATGGAGCTTCTCCCACATCTGCAGGTCGAATTCAACGGTGCAACTTGTTTTGGTCACCATGTCAAGGATGTGTTTCGGATCGGCGTAGCCTGCATTGCGTCGGAATGTTTCCGTTCCGCTCAGTAGCATCTTCATCTTGTCGAAGCAGTCTGTCTTGAGCTTCCTGACATGATCGCGAATTTCCTCGCGAGACATGATCTCAGCCTGTTGTGCTGTAAGATTCGCCATTTTCATCTGCATTTTCCTTTTCCTTTTCCTGTACTCTTTCTTTTTTCTGTACTACTCATTATACTAAAAGGGCTGCAACCGAAGCAAGTGCCAAATTTAGACGGATACATTAAATTTTGTTAAGCCATACATACATACATACATACATACTTAGCTTTAATCTTCGGTGACCTGGAAGCGCTTGGATTCTATGATGCGTTCACGTAGGGCCTGGGCCTTCAGCTTTTCGAACCTACTATGGGTGGGCGCGCGGGCAACGTGTTCGATAGGGGCTTTGTGTGGAGAGTATTTGCGGATGACGGCATTGAGGTGGTGAAGGAAGTTTTGGCGATGCAGGTCCTTGATGGTACGGGACTTGATGTTGTTAAAAGGTACGTTATAGGCGTACGCTATGTTTTGCATCAGGCTCTTTTGCTGTCCGGTATGATACCTGACATAGAGGGTGTCAATGACCTCACCCTCTACCGTGATAGTGAACTCGAATACTACGTCGATAGGGGTGAGGACCTCAGATCCGTCTGGTTTCCTGATTGCCATTATGGAGCTCCTATCCTATTCTACCTACCTACCTACTTTTCTGTGCCGGTTTGGTTTATTTACGGCTACGGACGAGGTGTGTTGGGGTGTATGGGATGTCAAAGGTCCAATTCTGGGAAGGTTCCATACCTACTGTAACTTCGAACGTGTTGTGCGGAAGGGTGATAGTAATGGCTCCTCTTTTGTGGGGGAGGTTGAAGACGTTACTATAGAACTCTACGAACGCTTCGTGGCCGTCAGGACCGTCAATGACATAGGAACCTTCAGGAGACCTGAATACGTTCCGGAGGATCCAGCCCTCTAAGTCTTTCCGGGATGAAAATGCTCTGACAGCAATACCTGTTTTGGGGTTGTATGGCTCTCCTGTAAGGACGTCTTTTTCTGGTAGCACTGCCAGAGTGTATACTGTTTGCATGTTGTGTGTGTCCTAGTGTGTGTGTATGTTGCATGTTGTGTGTGAGTGTAAGTGTGTAAGTGTGAGTGTGAGTGTGTGTGTAATATCGTGTGGAAGAGATAGTTGTAAGTAAGCCTACATTATATAGGAATTTAGGGACACAATCAACGTAATAATTGTTAATGTTCTTGGTTTGGTTGGTTGGTGAGATAGGATAGGTAGGAGAGGTAGGTAGGAGATAGGAGGTAGGAGATGTGCGATTACCCTAGGGTTACTGTGGTATTCGTGTATCAGAATTCTAACTTCCTACAGGTAACTACTATAAGGATCTATTATTAACTCATTGATTTCATTGAGGTTGTTAGTTAAGTAGTAATAGTGGTAGAGTAATGTAAAGGTGAGAAGAGAGGCAGGGTAGGGGAATAGTTGTAAACCCTAGGTATAGAGGGATAGTTGTAAACCCTAGGAACCCTAGGAACCCTAGGTACAGGGGGCCATACCATACCTATACATATCCTACAATGCTTTGTAATGCCTTGAAGATAGAGATAACAATACCCATCTACTGAAACTACTTAACTAAAAGCTCTAATGATTTCAATGAGTTACAAAGTTGTTCTTTTAGTAGTTCCATCTGGAAAAAAGGCAGTGCAAATCAAGGCAACATAGGGTGTCATGGGACCGACCAACACCTTGGACACCCCCACGCCAACTACCATCGCTCCGCGACTGCGACGAGACCTCCGCAAAGCCCTGGGACCGACCAAGAACTGCGGTCTGTAAATGGCAACCAAACGGATCCTACTCCCGAATGGTTTTGCAAAACTTACGCCGTACCGAGGTCGCCCTACCTCCCGCCCGGTAGGGCCGGTCACGGCTAGCCCAAGGTAGGTCCGTAGGTAGGGCCCCCTACACGGGTCAAGGTAGGGCCGTCGAACCGGACATGAATGGGCTAGCCCACCCAAGCGTCGTGCCTGGATGGACTAGCCCAACTGGACTGGCTATTCAGCCAACGGCCGGCATCGTGGTTTGGGCAGATCGCCCAACAGGTCAAAGACCTCACACAGGTCAGAGTAAGTATCCAGCACGTCCTCCTGCTCAGCACGCTCAATAGCGTATAGCAGGTCAGCTGTTTGTCTATGCGTCATGATATGACTCCGAAGTACGACATCAGACCTGCAACCAGCATCGCGACATGGAACAGAATTATGATGTAGTACATAGTGAACTCCGATCTCAGAAAGAGGTAGTGGTCACTTTCGTGACCACCGATCTCATTATTTACCGCGCACCTCAAAATCTTTGATCGTGTTGTAGACGTGCTGAAACCTGAGATTCAGACCATTTTTGTCCTTGACCAATTTCGAGATCTCGCTCTTCTTTTTACCGATCGAGTGCAGGTAGAGAATTTTCGCACGAGTGGTTGCGAAAGAAGACAGATCCACTTCTTGAGCAGGTACTGGTGTATAGAGTTCGTTCGCAGTTTCGATTTCGTTGGTCATTTTATGATCTTCCTGTTTATGAGATTCGAACCATTTCTCATCTCATGTTATTATATTACTTTACTATTGTTTCAGACTCACGTGTTATTTTCGCTTGTCTGCTACGCGTTATTCGAGTGTCACCCTTTTTGCTTATCTGCTCCTCTGTCATTCTATACCTACAGTATAGGTTATATTATGTCGGTCTACACGTGAACAATTCTCCGTACCTGGCGGACATCACCAAAAATCGGATTTTTGCAGGTTTCAAACCTTTCGGCATAGTTCCTTCTTAATCATGCTTAACAATTGTTAATTTGTCCCCATAAGTTTTTCCTTGACATCTTTTTGTACGTCCACTATAATATGTACATGGTTGGGACCTTCACAAGCACAGCGCAAGTTCGTGCCCCTGAAGCTGCGCCCCGAGAGGAGCGTGTAGCATCTCTGTCACCATCATTCCAATGGAGTCCGATCAAGAAGCTGACTAGCCAACACAAAGCCCAGCTGAGACTTGCGGACATCCTGAGTGCTGCCCAGTCGCGTGTCCCATTGAATGCCTACCAGCTGCCGGACGGAGTGTACCGGATAGACTATATGCCATCATCGCACGTGGTCAAAGGGCTGATGCTACCCGACGCTGTGGAGGGTTCGGGTTCGGGTTCGGGTTCGGGTTCGGGTTCGGGTTCGGGTTCGGGTTCGGGTTCGGGTTCGGGTTCGGGTTCGGGTTCGGAATACTTGGAGGGTGACCTTCCAAGCTTAGATGCGGCACCTCCTGGTGCAGGCCGTCAAGCCACTTCTCGTCCTGTCCTTATCCTGGATGAGAAGATCCTACAACGTGCCTATGTTCCTCTCAGCTTCGATGAGGGCTTCCCAACCTTCCCAAGCGGGAAGACAATGTGGGCTCGTATGGACTGGGAGCCCTTGGATGCCTTCACCGCTTTTGAGGCGTACCTCAATCAGGGTACGCGTGGGAGTCGTCAAGCCTCGGCCATCGCCTTAGACAAGGAGATTGCACGCCGTATACGGAATAAGAGTACTCGCGTTGAGTTCGCCCAACCTGCGACGTCTGATGAGGGTGTGCCCCCAAGTCGGACCGTCAACAGCAGACCAACCGAACATGGTCAGGAAATACTGCCTCCAGCCGGCAAGTCAACACTGGCCTCAGGTACTCTTGGAGGTTCGGATCGTGGGCAGAGGAGCGTCAACGGCTCTAATGACGCCTACGATCCGACCTCAATCCACCAGAGCATCATGTCCGTCCTTCGTTCCGAGGAGCAGGAAGAAGAAGATATGTTGCAGGCCATCCAGGAGTGGAGTACAATCTACTTCTGGCATTACCGTGTACATGCCTATGACAGGTTCTACGTAACGTCGATCCGCCGTAGCCGTGACATGACTGCTCTGGCCCTAGAATCCGACCACTACTTGACGGCCACTCGTCTCGCCGATCATGCCTTGATGATGATGGGGCTGAAGAAGAATGAGCACAATGAGTTCATGCCTGAGGCTCTCGATGATGGAGGCCAAGTCAGGTTCTGGAAAGAGGCAGGCCCCAAGACAGTTCTGGAAGTCCTGGCATATGCTCAGAAGCTCCAGCGCATCAGTGTTGGCCTCCCTTCAGCAGGTCCTACAGGAAGCCAAGCCACTCGTACACTTCCCTCACCTGCAGGCTCAGGCTCAGGCTCAGGCTCAGGACCTCCAACCATTCAAGGGGTTCCCTCTTCCCAGGCAGCCCCTCTTCTTTCAGGCCCCTCCGGGAACGGCTCCAGAGCAGGTTCCACCATCAATGGCACCTCCTCCACTCCCGGTTCGCTTACCGCCGAAGACGCTCAGATGCTCACCACTGATGACCGTGCACAACGTATCAAGCGCCTTCTCGACCTGGGCCGCGCTCGCCAGGCTGGCGCGGTAGGCACGGAACAGGATCAACAAGTTACCCCCGATTAAGAAAGGCACAAACACTATGCGTTATTCAGCACTCGCGGTCATGTTGACCCTTGCAGCCTGCGATCCAGCCACGCTCGCCAAGAACACCTCCACCTTCAACAGTGGAGTCTCCACTGCGACGGCAGACCTCCAGTCAGCGGTTGACTTCTACGGCTTTGCCAAAGGAGCGGCCGACCTCGTGGTCCTGGTCAAACCCCAGTATGCTGCGCCCGTTGCAGCAGTCGAAGCCAAACTCGATCCGCTGGTCGCACAAGCACAGACCTATATCACCAATGGCACGACCGACATTGCGGCGGCCGAGGCCTTGGTGACGGAGATCAATACCGACGCCAAGACGTTGCAGATGACGGTCGCCACCCAAGTCACTGTCACGCCGAACAAGTAATGAGGAGTGTCAGCCGGTAATATCACAGACCGCACACGCGCTCTGAACTCGCTTGAAGGTTTCCAGGCTGCTCGTCAAGGGCAGCCTGGAACCGGGAAGGAGCGATCGACAGCTGACCATTTAGGTATCTATGACAGCTCCCACCATTCACATGATCACCTCACCCAGGTTAAAGAGGCTGATGCCTTAGAGCAGCAGATCCAGTCTGTACTGCCTTACCTGACCGAAGCAGAGATGAATGAGCTTGACCTGCTGCTCGACAGCTGGACGCCTCCACCTTGGACGCCTCTGCCAGGCCCTCAGACGATGGCCCTTGAGAGTGATGCGGACATCATCTTTTACGGAGGAGCTGCGGGTGGTGGAAAGACAGATCTACTTCTTGGGGCCGCACTATGCCGTCATAGACGGAGCATTATTTTTAGACGGGAGTTTGCTCAGCTCAAAGGCGTTAGAGAGCGCGCAGAAGAAATCTACGGTGCTCTCGGAAGCTTTAATGGCCAGCTCGAACTCTGGCGCCTCAAGAAGCCACCATATTCCGACGTCCGGGTCGAGTTCGGAGCCTGCCAGTGGGCTGGAGACGAAAAGAAGTACCAAGGCCGACCACACGACCTCAAAGCCTTCGACGAGATCACCCACTTTACCGAGGCACAGTTTCGATTCCTCATTACCTGGAATCGTACTACTACTGTTGGCCAGCGTGCTCGGGTTATTTGTGCTGGTAACCCTCCCACTGATGCTGAAGGTGACTGGGTCATCAAATTCTGGGCCCCCTGGCTCGATCCTCGTCATCCTAATTCAGCCAGACCGGGAGAACTTCGTTGGTTTGTTACGGATCCCCAGACAGGAGAAGATCTGGAGGTGCCCTCCGGAAGACCCCTATACCTGCTCAATGACGACGGAGAACAAGAACTAGTCCAACCGAAGTCCCGCACGTTTATCTTTGCCCGTGTGGAAGACAATCCACATTTAATGTCATCCGGCTATAAGTCAGTACTACAGGCCCTCCCTGAGCCTCTGCGTTCACGCATGTTGAAGGGTAACTTCAACGTAGGAGCCGAAGACGCTGAATGGCAAGTAATCCCTACGGCCTGGATTTTAGCCGCTCAAATGAGGTGGGAGCCTTCTTATGCAGCCTTCTTGGCCCGTACGCATCACACTAATCACCCTTCTGCTGGTGGTGATCTTCATGCTGTTCAAGGCTCTGCAGATCCTGAAGTCCAACAACATGCTGATGCTCAAGATGGTATCAGTCCTCCAGCAGGACGTGGTAGCCTTGACAGGGGCTCAGCAGGGACTGAAGATTTTCGGGGAAAAGTTTCTGGCCACTCTGATGCCGAAGGAAAAACCCCTCGCGGAAACCTTGCTGGATCAGTTTCCCCCAAAGGACAAACCCTCACCGAAACCGCCGCCACAATCCAAGCCCTGAGAGATGCGTCTTTCACTCCGCAAACCGCGCAGGCCTCCCCGGGCACAGGGTTCGATCTCAGCAAAGACATGTCTGATGATGAGGTTGCACGTCTGCCTGTTGAATTGCAGGTAGAGTATTATGAGCGCCGGTTGGGAGGTAGCGGCGGTATTGGGATCAATGGCCGCAGCGGCGTTGATCTCGCTACCATTCTGGGAGACGATCCCATTGCAAAAGATGTCAACACCTCTAACGAAATTGGTGCCCGTACAGCCGTTATCGGGGTTGACGTCTCCCGGGGAGGAAAAGACAAAGCAGTCTTTACCGAACGCAGAGGTAGATGGTTTGACAAGCAAACCGTTGTCCCTGGAAAGCAAGTTCCTGACGGCAATGCCATTATCCAAACGCTCATCAACCTAGGCCATCAGAAGAAACGTATACAGATCGACGTCGTCGGTGTAGGCAGTTCTCCTGTTGACTTGGGTCGTCTGTATGAGATGGAGATCATTGCCATGAATGGGGCTGAGTCCTCAGTGGCAAGGGACCGTAGTGGTAAATTAGGTTTTGCAAACCTCAGGGCTGAATACGCATGGAAGCTCCGTGAAGCCCTCGATCCAGAGTTGGGGGATAATCTGGCTCTTCCTCCGGATCCGGAGTTGGTCTCTGACCTCTCATCGTTACGCTGGGCGTTGTCTCGCAGAGGTATCCAAGTCGAAGATAAAGCCGCCATCAAAAAGCGTCTGATGCGTTCAACAGATAAAGGCGATAGCTTGATCAACGCACATGCTATACCGCATCAAGTTGGAGGCGCTTACCTGGATTACTATGCGGATCAAGTAGAGGAAGCAGTTGCTGCTATAGAGGCTGCTGGAGGTGACAAGCTCACCATAGAACAGCGCCAACAGGTGCACAATGCTTAATCCAGCAGTTCTTGACCGTATTTGTCATCTGGCGATGAACGATGATATCCATGCCCAGGCAGCTCTGAACGTGCTACTTCCATACATAAGTGTGGATGCTGGTAGCATGCCTGCAACTGACCTTGGTCGCCTGGAAGAGCATATCAAGAAGATGCAGGTTGATAACGATGAGCAGGAATTCAACTTGAGTGATATCCATGGCTGATTTCCTATCTGACGGATCGCAACGTACTGACCTCTCTGCACAAGCAGCAATGCTGACACCTGTCAAGGGTTTGGCGGCTGCTGTGATGGCTTCCGCACGCAACGTCATCCAGACTGTCACGCCTACGACTTGGTTCGGACCTTGGCAGCCTTTGCCTCCGATGGCTCCTCCTGGATCAGATCGTAAGTGGGATTATCCCACAGGCATGAATCTAAACTACAATCCGCGGTCTAGTGAAAGCGTTACTTTCGAAGACATGCGGATACTGGCAGATAGCTGTGAGATCCTGCGCATCATCATCGAGGCTCGTAAGGAGCAGATGGCTGCGATGGATTGGGTCATCCGTCCACGCTTACGTACGACTACCGGCCTTGGCCGTCTGTATTGGGATCCCAAACAGAAAGCTGAGGATGACCAGTATACGATTGACGAGGGTACACGTAGCCGTATTCAGGCTATCACTGAATTCCTCCGTTATCCTGACAAAGAGCAGGATTGGGATCAGTGGGAACGCAGCATGCTCGAAGAGATGCTAGTGACGGATGCTGCTTGTCTTCAACGTCGCTATACCCGTGGCGGCAAGCTTTATGCATTGGAGCAGATGGATGGAGCCAATATCAAGCCTCTTATTACTGGATCTGGGAGGCGTCCTGTTGCTCCTGACCCTGCATATCAGCAGGTCATTAAGGGAATCGTGGCTGCCGACTTTACAGACAGGGAGATGTTTTATCTCCCCCGCAACGTCCGCGTCAACAAGATCTACGGTTATTCACCTGTCGAGCAGGTCATCATCACGGCCAACACGCAGATAAGGCGTGCGATTAGCCAGCTCCAGTACTATACTGAAGGCACCCAACCAGATGCGTTTATCGGGTTGCCGAAAGAATGGAACCTTGACAACATCAAGGGGTTCCAGGCGTATTTTGATGCGCTCATGTCAGGCATGCTTGGCAAGCGCCGCAAGATACGCTTTATGCCTGGTGAATTCAAGTACCAGGAAACCAAGCCTCCTCCATTGAAGGACATTTATGATGAGTGGCTCGCTCGTATATTGTGCTTTGCAATTGGCGTGCCAGCAACCCCCTTCATCCAGCAAATGGCGCGATCTGCTGGCCGCGATAATGAGTCACAGGCGCTTGAGTCTTCGAAAGCACCCACTTCCAGATGGGTGAAGAATTTCCTTGACCGAATAATCCGGGAAGACTTCGATTCCCAGGACTTGGAATTCCTGCACATCAGCAATGTTGAGCAGGATCCCAAAACACAGATGGAGATCGATGTCGGCTATACCAAAGCAGGCATCGACTCCATTGATGAGGTACGTGCAGAACGTGGTCGTGTTGCAGTTGGCGGTGTTGCTGCCAAACCCATGCTGGCTACAAATACTGGTTATGTTGCCCTTGATAACATGACCAATGCCAATCAGATGCTGCTCGCCAACAAAGAGGTTCCTGCTTCTGATGTCACTCAGGCTCAGCAGAATGCCGGAATAGATTCGACCAACCCGAATTCTCCAACTGCTACGACCTCGCCAGTACCTAAATCGGAGCCTGATGCATCATGAGAATCCTGAAGAACTCCCTTATATTGGCTGCAGCATGGCTTACCCTCTCAGGTATCTACACCTGTGCAGAGGCGGGTAGTAACCTGTCAAAGGGAAAGCTTTCCGATGGCTCCGTGATCGATGCTACCGCAATATGGTGTGCTAACAATGATGGCACGGCTTCGGTATGCAACTTCGGCGGTGGTGGCGGCGGGGGCACAGTAAGCCAGGGCACCGCCGCAGCCGCTTCCGGTGCATGGCCAGAATTCATCACGGTCGGTGGGGTTGCGGTGGGTGCCGGCAACCCCCTATCGGTTTCCGACGCTTCGCTTTTGGCGGCATTGGGCTCGCCGTTTCAGGCTGGCGGATCAATCGGCAACACTACTTTTGCGGTAACAAATTCTGCACTTGGCATTACACAAAGTGGTGCTATCGCCGGGGCAACGGGCGTTTTGTCAATGGCGGAAACACTTAATGCCGCGCCGTCTTTTTCTGTAAGCACAGCAAATCCTTTGGTTCAAAACGTTAAAGGAGCGTTATCAGTTACTTTTGCAGCTATGGGAACACCAACTAACGCAAATCCAAGCGCGTCTGCAATACCATCTAGTACTGCATCTGGTTCCTATTCTCCCTTGATTATAGCTGCATATAATTCAACGCCATTGGTGTTGGCTAATGCTCAATCTGCCCAACTTGCTGAAAATACCGCAGCACAACTTTATATTGACAACGAAGGTTTGAAAACCAGCTATCGCGTATCGGGCGCGATTACGCTTGCCGCAACGCCTACCGATGTTTTTGTGCTGCCTGGCTCGGCAAGCAAGACGGTGCGGTTGCGCCGGCTGCGCATTTATTCAGCGGCCACTACGGCAGGCACCATGACGCTGAGCTTGGTCAAACGCTCTGCGGCGGATACAGGCGGCACAAGCACAGCGACAACGGTTGTGCCGTTGGATAGCGCCGACGCGGCTGGATCGGCGGCGCCGTTGACTTACACAGCCAATCCTTCGGCGTTGGGAACGGCGTTAGGTTCGGTCGATACAGCGCTGATAGATTTTGGCCTGACGGCAAGCGGCCCGGTATTTGATGAGACGTTTGGACAGGCCGGCGCGCAAACCGTGGTGTTGCGCGGTGTTGCCCAAAACCTGGCAATCAACCTAAATGGTGGCACGCTACCGACAGGCGCTCAGTTTTCTTATGTTTGTGAATACACGGAAGAGTAAGAGGCCTGGACTAGTAGTTTGGTCTTGGCAGTGTGAGGGTTAAGAGACGTGAACAACATTGAACTCCAAGTACTGGGTCCGGGAGTAATTCCTGTAGACCAGTATTTTGCTTCCAAATCCACTACGGATATTACTCCGTTGAGTATTGGGGCATTTGGAGTTCTTGTCGCTATAGGGAACGCTGGCGGTGAAGGTCCTGACTCAATACTGACCTGGGAGCCTCTCATCTCGGCTCCTCCTGACCTTACCTTTGAAATGACTTACCAGGACAACATTTCAGGTCAATGGTCAGTTTCTGGAGGGAATGCTGGGACGCTATATGCTATCCAGGCACAGTTTGTTACTGTCCAGGGTAATAACATTACCAGGGTTGTTTACCTCCCCTGTATCCAAGGGGGACTGCTAAGTTCGACCAATCCGCCTTCTCAGATCATCAGAGGCTTTCCAGGCCCTCAAGGTGTCTCGATCCAGTC